ATAATAAAATTCCAAAAGGTCATAATAAAATTCCATAAAGTTAAAAGGTTATAATAAAATTCCAAAAGGTTATAATAAAATTCCATAAAATAAGTGGAAAAGAAAGAAAAAGGTTATAATTAAAAAAAACGCAAATATAACCAATGCAGTAAAAGGGTTATAATATTCTTCTTTTTCATCAAGAAAAAAATAATCAGCAAAAAAATTATAACCTTTTCGAGTAAAGGGTTATAATTAAGGGTTGTAAAATATAACCTTCCGTGGTATAATGATATTACACAACACAAATAAGCAAACAAACCATGGGGGAAATATGGAATACGAAAGAATTGATGAAATTGACGAAGTAGAAGAAGTAGAAGAAGCAGAAGAAGCAGAAGAAGTAGAAGAATTGTTTGGGGAATCAGAAATACTTAGCCTTGAAGAAGTAGAAGGAAATAATTTGATTACTCAAAAGAGCGAACCGTTATATGTGGCATTAGCCAAATCTAATTTAGGGTATGAAGAGCTTTTACTTATTGATACATATTTGGGAAGAATAGATAGCCACAATCCTAAAGCAAGGGCGGTTAGATTTGGGAAGAAAACATTGGAAAGAATATGGGGTAAGACTAAAATCAATAAATCAACCCTATTAAGTTGGATTCACAACGTAACCAATATACCTATTGATATCGCCTATAATAACGGAGATGATATTGAAATTGAATCGTTCAAGCTGTTTGACTATTCTAAAATAAATGGAAAGATAACATCTTCTTTAATGACAAATGAAAGCCTTGAAATTGATATAAATAGCATCGTTTTAGAATGTGACCGTAGAGCTGTCAAATATATATTTAATATAGAAAGCATCGGCTATTTAAGGTATAGAGTTGAAACCGTGGCATTATTGGGCGGGCGACAAGCATACGATATGTTTTCATATATTGAAAAAAATCGTTTTAGAAAAAAATGGGACGTAGATTTGGACGAATTAAAAAGAATATTAAAGTGCGAAAATATTGCAACATACGAAGAATATAAGTATTTTAATTCTTTAGTATTAAAGAGAATCCATAAAATTATATGTGAGCGGACAAAATGTAAATATACATATTCTCCGATTAGGCGGGGCGGTAAGGTAGCAAAAGTACATTTTGAAGTAGAAGAATTACCTTATGAAATTATGGATAAGGAAGTGCAAGATAAATTATACAAAGAAAAAATGGAAGAATTGAATTTGCCATTTTGGGCTACCGCTTTGTGTATTAATGATGTTTGCGAATTTACTCAAAGCCAATTAAGCGTAATACAAGAAGTAATGACAAATGTACCCGACTATTTGTTGTTTAAGAACAAAGAAGCATGGGGGGCAGAAGCGTGTAAGTATAATTATATTGCAGAAAAATACGCCATTCTTAATCAAGTAGATGAAAGTAAGCAGAAAAATGGGGAAAGAATAGAAAAAAGATTTGAATACTTGGTGCAGATGATAAGAAGAGATACGGAAGTATAAATAAAGAAGAGCGGGGTAAATTCCCGCTCTTTTATTATTCATTTGCGTTATTATCAGATATGAGAGATAAAATACTTCCTTCTTTAAGAGAAGAAAGAAGCGTGTCAATGCTTATTCCCGCACTTTCAGCCAAAGAACCGATATCATTGAGCTTTTCTTGCTTTAACCGCTCCTTTAATTCGGCAAGATTTTTTTCTTCTGCCTTAATGGTGTCCTTTAATGATTTTAACTGTTCGCCCAATTCTGCAAGTTTGCTTTCGCTCGCCGTGATAAGATTAGCTGTTGTTTCGGGTGTTTTAGATTTTTCTCTAGCCATTTCTATTCTCCTTTATAAATAATTATATATCATATTATAATACATATATTTAACAATGTATATCCGCTAATTTATATTTGTCGATGCACGATACAATATATTCGTGTAACTCAAAGTCGGTTTTGTTAGATAAAAATTCGACAAACGGGATTAGTTTTTCTTTTAATAGCTCTCTTTCTATACTCCCCAAAGAAAACTGATTGCAAAATTCTTCAACACAATCAATGGAAAAAACAGCATTGGAAATGTATTCTATTGCATTACAAAACGATTTATCTTCTTTTTTTAGATTATCAACGCAATATTCATTAGGATTTTCAAAAAACATTAAAATCACTCCCTTCTTAATCCTTGCACTATAAATATAGATATTATTTTGTTTTTTTTATTTACCAAAAAGGTGTGTATAATAATATATATGATATATACTATAATATATATTAAAATATGTATTAAAAAAATAACGCTGTTGTATTGACATTATTGTAGTAAAATGATACAATAACATTGTATTAAAATAATGCAGAAAGGAGATGCAAATGGAAGCGTTATCAAATTATATAGTTCACTTGGGAGCATTAAAGGGCGTTCAAGCAAGCTATACTCCTATCCTTATCGAAATGATGAAAAGGGCAACGGAAGATATCGACGGGGGCTTTATGATTTTTTTGAACAAGGTACTTAAAAAGGAGATTGGGGATAGTTGTAAGGTTTCACTCGGTCATGTAGACCACGCCATTACAGCGTTTGTAAAAGCCGAATATGTAGAAAGAGTAGGAACGGGGACTTACTTACTCAACAAGGAATTGTTTGGCGAATATAGGAACATAAACAAAGATGATGAAATTATAGTTACCATTAACTACAACACAAACCAAATAAAGATAAAGGAGAATTAATGTATGGCACGACCACGAATGAAGAGAATTTATTACACAACTAATTTTGAGAGTATTTCGGTAAATTTAACAGAAGAAGCTGTTGAAATCATTAAAGAAGCAATGCAAAAAAAAGGATTGAAGCAATCGGACTTATGGAAAAATTGCGAATTGGGATTTACTAAAGGAACTGTAAGCAAGATGATGAGCGGAAAGAGAAACGTGAGATTGCATTTATTACAAAGGCTTGTTGCGTATCTTGAAATCAACGCATTGATTAGACCATTGGGGGAATGAAATGATTAATATATTTCGCAAGGGTTCGGCAAGTATTATAGTTATAGAGAATCCCACTAAGGAAGAGTATGAGATTATAGAAAAAGCCGAAGCTATCAAAAGTGAGATAGAAAAAAAGAAAATATCTTTTTCTAAATTTAAGTGCAATCAACAACCGAAGCAAATAACACTTGACGAATACGATGCGGGAGAGTTTGTTTTTGCGGGCGACATAAAAACACCATTTGATTAGGAGCGTGGCGACATGAAAACACCATTTAAGAAATTTATGATTAGATGCGTATTGTATATAATATGCGGATTATTGACTATTATGTTGTTTATAGGACAAGGGCAACCGTTATGGATTTTCTTTTCTATTATATTTTTCACTATGGCGTATACCAATTATAGATTTGCAATAAAACATAAGGACGATATAAGCGTAGTTGATGTTGCATTGGAAAAATACAAGGAAGTCAAAGAACAAAATCAAAAAGAAGTGCCACATAAAATGTCAAAGAAAGAAAAGAAAAGGGCATATAAGGAAAGGCTTAAATCAATAGAAGCCGAATTTGAATTTGAATACGACGACGATGATGAATATTGCGAAGAAGATGATGATGAATGACAACGCTCAAATTTTCGATTTAAGACGATTTAAGGGCGTAGGTAGGGAAAATATCGTAAATTAAATTAAAATGGCTAGAATGTGGCAAGAATTAGCAAAAAAAACTATATGCGTGGCGGTCAATAACCGCATATTGAGAAAAAGAATGGAAAAATGCAAATTAGGGGGTTAAAATGGGTGTAAAAATAATTATTACAGAAAAACCGTCGGTGGCACAAGAATACAAAAACGTATTAAAAGTTGTTCAAAGCGGAAAGACCGACGGATATATTGAAGGGAAGTCGTCTGTGTTGGGCGATGTATGTATTACTTGGGCGGTAGGACATTTAATAAAGATATCCGAACCCAAAAAGCATAATCCCGAATGGGAAAAATGGAACAAGGCAAACCTTCCAATGATTCCACAAAAGGTTTTATATGAACCGCAAGCAAGTACACGAAAGCAATTTGAAATCGTAAAGAAGCTGTATTTGAGAAACGATATTGATTGTATATACTATGCGGGAGATAGTGGAAGAGAAGGAATATATATTCAAGCATTAATCCGAAATCAGATATTTAAGAAACCGCCTAAGTTTGAAGAAAAGGTGGTATGGATTGACAGCTATACCGAAGATAGCATCTTAAAGGGAATTAAATATGCGAAGCCTTATGAACATTATCAAGCGATGATTGATAGTGGTTATATGAGAGCGTTTACCGATTGGCTGATAGGAATGAATTTTACAGAAGCATTTACTCTTACATCGGGTGGATATGGAAACACAATTAATGTAGGAAGAGTAATGACACCAACACTTGCTATGGTTGTTCAGCGACAAGAAGAGATAGACAACTTTACTAAAACATATTATTACGGAGTAAAGGCAGACAATATCGCCGTGTGGAAAGCCGTAAACGGAAGTCGTTTTTATCAGAGTGATTTATTATATAATGAGAACGGATTTATCAAAAAAACAGATGCCATTAAATTAATTGATGAATTAAGTAAGTCAAGAGAATTGACCGTTGAAAATGTAAAGGTTACGAAGAAAACGGAATATGCTCCATATCTATTTAATCTTGCAGATTTGCAAGCGTACTGTTCAAAGAACCATAAGATAAGTCCGTCCCAAACATTAAGCGTTGCACAATCATTATATGAAAAGAAATATACGACTTATCCTAGAACGGACGCAAGATTTCTTTCTTCTGCCGTGGCAAAAGAATTGAAAGCGAAGGGGTATGATATTCCTAATAGATATGTAGATGATTCAAAAATTACAGACCATTATGCAATCATTCCTACGCTTCACGGCGACGCAAGCAAGCTGACGGGATTAGAGCTTTCTGTTTACAATGCAATCCTTAAAAGATTTAACAATACCATGATGCCACCTTACATATATGATTCAGTAGCAATAACATACATTCATGGTAACAAAGAGCGTTTCTTTGAAAAATTCATTATTGTAAAACAATACGGATATCGTGCAAATGGCGACAATGATGATAATAAGGAAACGGACGAAATTAAGGATAAGCCTATTCCAAATGTAAACGATGTAATTAAGATTGATAGCTTTAATTTAGTAGAATCCGAAACGAAGCCCCCGACACAATATACGACGGGTTCGTTGATATTAGCAATGGAAAAGGCGGGGCGTTTGATTGAAGATGAAGAATTGCGTGAACAGATTAAAACGTGCGGTATTGGAACATCTGCGACAAGAGCAAATATCATTGAAAAGCTGAAAGAAAAGAATTTCATTCTTATAGATAACAAGACGCAAAAGGTATCTCCGACACCTTTGGGAAAATCTACCATTGCTATTATTTCACAATATGACGATTCGTTAATATCTCCGATAAAAACGGCTGATATGGAAAATGATTTATCGGCTATTGTAAGCGAAGATTTAACAAAGCAAGACTATCTCGATAAAGTGATAGATTATGTTACCGCTCTCACAAAAAAAGTGTTGAGCGAAAACAAAGTCAAGGCAACAACCGAAGTAAATAAAACCGAACCTAAAGCCATAAAAGGAACAAAAAAAGAAGATGCTCCAAAAGGCAATAAGGTTGAAAACGAACAAAACTTTTCATGTCCTTGTTGTTCAAATAATTTGAAACATGGCAGATTTGGTTGGTATTGCGAATGTGGCTTTTCGTTCAGCAATGAGATATGCGGTCACACGACAACGACAAGCGAATTATGCGATTTGATTGTCAATGGAAAAACAAAGACAATTCGCTTTAAGAGCAAAAACGGAAAGGCGTTTAGTGCGAAGTTAAAGCTCAATAAAGAAACCAAAAAAACAGAGTTTTTATTCCCTAAAAGTTAATAGAAATATATCTTGATAGGGGATTAAGGGATAATGATTAAAAAAATACAAAGAAACGGGTAATAAAATGCTCGTTTCTTGTATTGAAATATAATAAAAACCAATAACATATCTATTATCATGTTAAAAGGGCAAATGATTAAATGATTAAAATTAAAGAAGGGAGAGTATATGGCAGAATTTTCTAAATATAAAGCCTTCGCCATTGGAAGATTGTTTCAACATAATAATAGAACGGCTGACGACGGAGTTACCCATTCCAATAAGGAAATTGATAATGAAAGAACTTATTTGAATTATCATTTGAAGAAGGGAAATCCCGATGATGTTACAAATCGCTTGCAAGAAGTATTCCATATAAAAAGAAAAGACTTGATTGCATTGGCAGAGATGATTGTCACATTGCCTAGAGATGTTAAGTACGGAGATGAAAGAGCGTTTTTTAATTCTGTGTATGATTTCTATTGCAATGATTTGGGAGAACAAAACATTATGAACGCCGTCGTTCATAACGACGAAACAAGACCACATATACATATTGATTTTGTTCCCGTAATTAAGCAAAAAGTTGACCGTAATGATTTGAATAATGTTTCTAATCATGGTGGCACATTTAAGAAAATGCTTCGTGATTGGTGTAACGAACATGAAGGCGATGAAGTAGAAATTGTGTGTTGTCAAAAGAAAATCAATCGTGCATATTTGCAGACAATGCACCCTAGATTATCAACATGGGTTGAAAGGGAATTGGGTTATGAAACCGAAATATTAAACGGTGTTACAGATAACCATAATAAGTCGATTTTGGAATTAAAGGTAGGAACATTAAAAGAGAATGTTGCTCGTTTGGAAGCAAGGAATGAAGCGTTAAAAAAAGAGTTTCAAGCGTTTACATCATTTGTAAAAAGATGTGGATTTACAGAGCAAGATATTGGATTATTACCTATGATGCAAAGGGTTGAAGATTTGGAAAATCAAAATCAAGTGTATCGTGAAATTATATCAAGACATCGGTACGCATTTACAAAAGATGATTTAATGCGAATGAAAGAAAAACGCTATACGGCAACCGTAGGAGCAACGGTAAGTGTATTTAGCGGAGCTATGGATATGGATAATGTTGAAGATAACGCTATCGTTTTAATTGAGCTTCCATATCAAGTTAAGAGAGAATCCCCGCAACAGAGAATTATTAATGAAGATGATGATTTGTTGCGTCAATCAAAACTTGTGCAAGCTAATCCTAATAAGGTTATGATGCGTCCTTCAAGAATATCAGATAGAATGTATTTGTTTATAAAAACAGATAATGCTAATCAGACCATAGCGTGTCTATTGGAGCTTGAAAAGCATTTGAAGGAGATTGACCTTCGTGGGCGTAAAATGCACATGGAGAAAATCGAAACGGACGAATATAATTTCGCAAAGAATGTTATGGAAAAATTAGATATTCCTACAAATTATTATATGAAACATTCCGATAATAGTAGCAAGGAAAAAGAAATGACAAAGGAGATTTAAGAATGACGTTGACACAAACCACACAAACAGAAATGGCTAAATCGGGCTTAACACAAACAGAATGGATTGTGATAATTGCAATCGTATCAGCTTTGGTACTTGCAATGTTAATTACTTTCATTGTTGTTTTAGTAAAGCAAAAGAAGAAAAAGAAGGTTGAGCTTCAAAAGGCAGAAGAAGAGAAAAAGGCAGAAGAGAACGTCACGACAAGTAATGATACGGAAAAGCCAAACGATGATTACGATTTGAAAGATAGCGAAATATCTAATAATAAGAATGACGAAATATTTGATAAAACGGAAGATGTTGCCGTTGTTCTATCTGATAAAGAAAAGAAGAAACTTGCCAAAGCAGATGCCAAAGCAGAAAAGGCAAGGCTGAAAGCGGAAGCAAAAGAAGAGAAGTTGAAAAAGAAGTTGCCACCCAAAAAAGACCTTCCCAAAAAGAAGAAAAAATCAGCAACCATAGCCCGTACAGTTCAAGAAATTTTGGACTTTGAAGCAATCACAACGGACGGCATTATCATTTCTAAGAGTGATTATTCAAAGCTCTATCGCTTGATTGATAGCAATTTTGTGACCGAACCCGAAGAGAAACAAAAAGAAGTATTGGAAAATTATATAAAATTAGTAAATCGCTTCCCCGATAATGTAACCATGAGTATTGTTATCGTTAATAAAGCGAACAATATGGCAGAGTTATCGCACGCTTATCATTTGGAAGAGCGGGGCGACGGACACGATAAGTACAGAAACGAATACAATTCTATAATTGACAAGAAGATTACGGAAGGTCGAAACGATATTACGAAGGAGAAGTACATTCTCTTAATTGCTAATGAACGTAGCTTGTCCGATGCGGAAGAAACATTTATCACATTGGACGCATCATTATCCGATGCTGTTAAGTCAATTAATAAAGTAGGAATTACTCCCGTTACCGCAATCGAAAGATTGGCGATTATAAGAGAGATTTTGAATGGTAGTAACATTCTTCCATTTGAAAAAGAATATGCTAAATTTATCGAACATATTGCCGACGGAGAAGGTAATGAAACAACCGCTCTTAATTTAAGAGCAATGAAAAAGGCGGGCTTTACAATCAAGGATTTGGTTGTGCCACAAACCATTACACGCACACGCCAAAACCTTATGTTAGGCGAAGAAAGATATTGTCGTTCTTTGACATTCCATAATATTCAGCAACAGCTTGATACATCGTTTTTAACCAAAGCGACGAACTTACCTAACGAAATGGTAACGGTGGTACAGCTTAGAAGTGTGCCTAGAAAGAAAGCCGTTAATATGGTTAAGATGCAAAATACATCTATTAAAGCAGATGTTATTAAGGCAAGCCAAACCGCATATAAAAACGGATATGACCCTTCTCTTATGGACGAAGATTTACAGAACGCCCAAAAAGAAGCTAAGAAGCTCCGTAATGATGTAGTCAATGGCGGTAAAAAGTTATTTTACGCTACAATGTGCGTTACGATTTTTGCCGAAAACGAAACAGAATTAAAGCCTATTATTAATCAGTACAATTCGATTTGCTCCGATTTTACTATTACGCCTAGTTATTTAATAGGACAGCAGATACAAGGGCTTAATACCGCTACGATGTGTAGCACAAGTAAGATTATTGTAGACCGAATGCTTACAAGCGATGATACAAGAGCGTTATTTCCATTTAATATTCAAGAATTGCAAGACCGTAAGGGACATTTTTACGGCATCAATGCAATTTCAAAGAATATGATTATGTATGACCGTAAGAGAAGTAAATTGGCTAACGGTTTAATTTTCGGACAATCGGGTTCGGGTAAATCCTTCTTGGGTAAGGGCGAAATTATCCCGAATATCCTTGATACCGATGATGATATCATTATCCTTGACCCCGAAAACGAATACCGTGTTGTAGCTGAAAAATTCAAAGATATGTCGGTAGTAATCGACTTTGAATTAAAATCCGATTACTGTATTAATCCATGCGATATGTCTATGGAATGGAACGACCCAAAGGCTACTCCATTAGCTGAAAAGTGTGACTACATGGTTGGTTTGGTTGAAAGTATTATGGGTCGTGGCAGAGAGTGTAATTCATTTGAAGTAAATGCAATCCATAAGGCGACAGAAGCAATGTATGCAGAATATATTGACATTATGACGCAACGCAAAAACGACGGAAACCCCGTTGATATTGACACCGAAATATGTCCCACATTGGTAGACTTTTATCGTTGCTTGGAAGCTCAAAGAACACCCGAAGCTAACAAGATTGTCAACCAAATTGAGCCATATTGTATCGGACAGTACAATATATTTGCTCACAAAACCAATGTTCCTACGGATAATCGAATTACGGTATACAACCTTTTGTCTTTGCCCGAAAAGATGAAGGAAATGGCAATGAAGGTGTGCTTGTCTAATATTTGGAACAGAATTGTGAAAAACAGAGATATGAACGAAAAATATGGATTAAATAAATCTATATGGGTTTATATGGACGAATTTCACTTGTTCTTCCAAACCGAAGCAAGTGTCAATACGATTATGGCGTATTGGAAACGTGTGAGAAAGTTTGGCGGTATTTTAACGGGCTTAACGCAAGATTGTTCAGACCTTTTAAGAACACAACAAGGAACGGCAATGTTTAATAATACGGGATTTTTCGTATTCTTGAATCAATCGCCTATCGGTAGAAGTCAATTACAGCAATTATATGGTATTTCAGATACGCTTATTGATTACATTAAGGATAAGCCACAAGGACAAGGCTTGATTTATAACGGTTCTGTTTTGATTCCGTTTGACTACAAGCTCCCGACAGACAATGAGCTTTATCGTATCATGTCAACCAATCCTAACGATAAAAAGGTTCGTAAAGAGCGTGAAGAAGATGATGAAGTAATTTAGTCTTTTATCTAATAAAGACAATACATAAACGCTCAAATATGCTACGATATTAGTGTATTTGGGCGTTTATTATAGGAGATGAAGAATGAATATACACGACGAAGATATTGAGAAGTTTATAAATAATATCCCTTATTATAAAAACAACCAAAATTATTGTTTGGGAAATTCCATGAAGGAAGCGGGAAAAATAATAGGGATTATAGTAGATAATGCGGAGAGTAGCAATGTGGAAATGGATTAGCGAAGCGGTAAACCGTAATGCTTATTTTATTGTGGGCGACAATGAAAGAAGCAAAGAATTGGCATCGGAAACATTAGTTTATTTAGTGGAAAACAAGACTATTGCCGAAAAGATATACGCTTCTAAAAGCGTTCCCTTTCTTATTAAAGTAATGAAGGCAATCTGTCAAGAAGAAACTATTATAGAAACATTTGGAAAAAGTGGGTCAACCCAAAAGGTACATTATTCATTTTATAAGAAAATGAAAAAAATAAGCGACGAATACGGAATACCATTAATCGAAAAAAACGCTTATATATTTTATGCTTTGTGCCAAACGCCTTCGGTAACGTATGCACAAAACATCATAAGGAACGCACTTGACATTAAATTTGTGGCACTCGATGAAAATAAATATTAGGAAGGAACATTATGATATTAGACCTTTATAAAAGCGAAAAGCCGATAACACTTCCGATAAAAGAAGTATATACCGACAAAAACGGATATCCGAATGAAAAAGCATTTTATCATTTTTTGAAAAAGAAAAAGGATATGATAAAAGAAACACCATATTGTATAGTATGTATAAATATTGACTTGCGTAAGGCAAATGCTCATAGCTATACATTTGGAGATTATGTACTAAGAAAGATTGTAACAGAATTATCTGATTATTATATATTTAGAATACAAGGCGAAAAGTTCAATATTTTGGTTGAACAAGATAGGCTAAACGAATTAAAATGCAAATTAGATGAACCGAATGAAAATTATGAAATATATTACGGGGCAATCAACAAGCCGTTTAATGTTGATTCCGAAGAAGAAATAAAAGCATCGGTTAAAGAAGCCGTTGCCCTTATGTTTGAACACAAGTGCCATAAGCACAATGACGAAAAAGGCATTATCGGTGACAAAGGAAATACGCCACTTGAATTGCGTGAAACAACAACGAAAAAATATCGTAATACAATGTGGTATAGCGTCGTTAAAGTACAGATAACAGAACCGACATTTGATGAATTTACCGTATACGTTTTTCCGACGGAACTAAAACAACCATTACAAAGCATACCGTCTGTTGTTGTATTATATGATAACATGAATTATAGAGTATTTTATTCCAACAATGTTACTTTTGGAAAAAGCGATGTTCTGTTTACAGTAACGGCAAGATTTGATAGGGAAGGACATCTAAATACGGCTATATACAATACGGGTGGAAAGTGTCAGTATAAAATAGATACACATGAAGGGGTATGTATTCCCGTTAATTTCGGTAAACGTATATCCCACACGAAAGAAATATATCCGATTCGCAAAAACTTACAAGGATATTGCGATTATGTATTGTTTGAGCGGGGAAATGTAACGCTTAATACAGAAGGCATCGTGACATCTGCAAGTGGTACGCAATACGGCGTTTTCATGGATAATACAGCAATAGATTTGGTTAAATTGGAAACTACAAAAGACGTTAGAAGCTATGAACAAATGAGATAAGGAGAAAGAATATGATTAGCGTAATTGAAAATATCGACAATGCGGTTGCAATGAACGAATTAAAAGAGTGCTTGGTAAAATGTTCCGATTGCTCCGTAGTAGTATCACTTAAACAGTTTTCGGAAAGATTAGACGGCGGGCTAAATCAAATTGACATTAATAAAGAAGCATATCCCGTCAAATCTAAAATTAACATTAACGGGGAATACATATATCTCGAATTATCATGCGGGGAAGATATAATCAACTTAAAGAAAATTAGAAAATATTGGCAAACATATAATGAACGGGGTCACTCTCGTTATATGGAAGGTAAGGCAAACGATTATGCCGTTTTAATTGATTTGGCTAAAATCGAAGAAAAAGAAGGCATGGCGTTTTTAATATCCTTCATAAATCCTATTTTTATGGGGCTTGATTCCGATGATAAAACACTTGAAATGGCAATCCCGCTTAATAGCATGAGATTTGAAAAGTCACAAATAGATGTTTATGCTATTGATGAAGAAATTAAATATGAAGTTGAAGTCGAAGGCTTGGAAAGATTAAAAACCGAACCCGACGAATACGGAGAGAAAGAAGAATTTGATGAAAATGATTTCGTATTGTCAAATGACGACGTTATTTCCAACGAAGATTTACTCAATCTTGATTAAAGGGGCGAATGATAAAAAATGAGCATCGGAAGAACACTACTTGAAACCGATTCGTTTATCAGCAATGATATGATTGCAAAATTAACAAATGTCTTTGCTGAAAGTAATGAGATTCAAAAAGATAAAATGTTTGCCGAAAAGCACGGCATAAACCATTCGGAATATAAATCGGAAGATTATGTGCGTGTGGCGTTCAAAAAAGAAGCAGATATGCACGACTTCACGCAAGCCATGAAAAAAGAAGGCGTTGAAGATATCGTAACTACTACATATAGATATAACGGTCAATTTATTGCTGAAATGCCACGGCAAGCAACCGAATCCGTATCAGCTAATCTTCTTATTGAAAATTATGAGCGAACAACGGGATATAAGGTCGGAGAAGCAAAAGACGAATATCACGATAGGGGAATGGAAAGCGGGGAAAAGGCAGAACAATCTCTTGCAAGAGAAGTATTGCTGAAATACCTTGACGGAGCTAACGAAGTCATGTCGCCCATTATGGACGTTGTTTATTGGGCTGAAATGAAGGCGTATCAAGATGATTATAGTAGTGGTACAAATATCTATAAGCACAAAGCAAACAATGACGGCGAAATATCCATGTCGGCAGATGTGGGTCGAAATTCGGAACGGGCAATAGTTCTCAATAATGATACCGTTGTAATAAACGGACAAATTGTTACCGACGATAAAATCCGTGACAATATTCTAAAACAACACGAAGAGCGAATGGCATACGCTAATGATGCTAGGAATTTTAGCGGGTCGGACGATGTTTGGATAACATCACAAAATCTCCGTCGGGAACACAATGCTATGCAAGTGGGAGCAAATCAGCTCAATGATACGGCTGATTTATATGGTAGATTACTTGCAAAACAGCAAAACAATGGGTTATCAAATATAGAAACAAATCAATTAAATGAAGCAAAAAACAAACTCGATGAATACAAGGGAATCAGCGGGTTTGATTTTGATGTTCAGCTTCAATATGACGCATCTAAATCACTGTATACATACACAACTAAAAATTTATCAACAACAGATTTCAAAGCTAATAATGAGAATATATTAAGAGCCATTGAGAATACGGGCTATCCCATTCGTAACCGTGGCGGTGTTTTCGATACAGATATGTTCAAAAACATTAATCCAACAGACTATACGGCATTGGGATTAACTCCACAAATGGCAGATATGATTATTGACGTAAATGCTAATGTGCATAAGCTCACGCCAAAGCAAGAATTGGCTGAAAAAATAAAGGAAAGCGTATATAGGCAAGAATATACATACGAAGCTCATAAAGCCAACGATTATAAGGAATTGGCATTCTGCCAATGGAGCTACGGAAGTTTAGCGGATATAACACAAGCACTAAACGAAGGAAATATTGCCTTAAAGGTTTCCAATACCGAAAAAATGCAAAGCACATTTAGTAGAGATGAAATAAATTTATTTCACGACAAACTTAATGATGCGGGCATAAGTGAAATCGTATTATATGAAGATACGAATTTTGCTCTTAAAGCATTGGACGTTAAGTACAATGCTGATATTGCAGACATAAACAAGCGATTAGCTGAAATAAAAAAAGATAAAAAGATGTTGAAAGGTTCTACCAATCCAAACGCCGTAAAGGAATACGCAAAATTGGAAAGAGAAGAGCGTCAACTTAATAATAAAAAAGTAGAGCTTGCACGGGATAAGAAAGTCGTTGAAGATATCATAAAAAACATTACCCTAAACATGACGGATAAAGATAAGGTAATGCTAAGCGATTCATCAAAAGAAATATTAAAAGATTTGTCGCTTTCAGATACATTTAAGGGACTTAAAATACCCGTAGGCGAATTAAAAATGGAAAACTTGATAGCCATAAATGAAGCGTTCTTAAAAAAGGGAGCGTCGTTAGGGTATCAGTTTATTAAGATTGACGGTACATTTGATATTAAATTATTAAAGAGTTTATCTGCCAAAGAATTGCGGGATAAATTCGGCATATCGACAGCTACAAGAGATATGCTTGTTAAAATAAATGAACGTGGAAATTGGGGGCATACGGGAAGTACGGTCGGCAACATAACGGGACAATTACTTACCAAAATATTTTACAGTACAGAAGATGAAACAATGCAACAAATCAATCAAGTACGACTGTCCGTAAAGTATACGACAGATATTGTTAAAACAATTAGACGTTCAAGCAATATTAACGTAGATGATTGGTTGAGAGCAAGAAGAGAGCGGGCAAGAGCAAATAGGACTAATTCAAATCCCGCCAAAGCGGGCAAGAAAAAGCCTAAAGTAAAAAGAGAAGGTACTGTAAATCCCGTAGGAACGGGAAGAGCTGACCGCTATATACATAATCAAGAGAGAACATTTAGAAAAATAGAACGCAATAAAAAATCTATAAGAGCGAAATTCTCTAGGGCTTATCAGAGAGTTCAAGAAGCCGTTGCAAAATCTATTTTTGGTAAAGTGGCATCTGCTCTTTCAAAGGCATTATTTGGTTTGTTGAAATTAGTGGCTATTGCTTGTTTGTTATTAGGAATAATTATAGGCTGTGTTTTATTAATTATTGTTATCATATATTTTCTCATATCATCATTTTTAAGTATTAATCCGCAAGCAATTATAAATAATCTGCTTGCTCCCGATACATACGCTGATACAGTAGCATATCAATTATATGAAGTTTTGTCTATTCACGAAGAAGATTTTTTAGACCAAGTAACTGATTTGGACGATATGTATGAGAATAGGGCAACGCTTAAATATGGGGCTAGATATGAAGATTTTTCAACATACATAGCAAGAGAACCACGAATAATAGAAACCGATGAAGGTTTGCGAATTAATCCGTTTAGTAATTACGGTTGCGTAACAATGGATAATCATAGGTCGCACATGACAAGGGTTGACGATTATAATGGCTTAACACGATATGAAATTGTTACGAATCCAAACGCTTATACCAAAATAACTAACGAAGAAATATATATGAAATCCATTGAAACGGGACATACAAGCAACATAAAAGATATAATATGTATGGTCGATGTAATGTATAATATGTCAATGGAAGAAAATTCGGACGACGGAATGACAAACATATTGGGAATGTCGCCCGCACAAATAAATTGGAACAATTTTTGTGAAAAAGTAAAAAATGTTTTCAAGTGGCTTGGAAATGTCGTGAGCGGATTTTTCAATCCCGATAGTCCACCGCCATTTGTATATGTAGATACCGTAAGCTATAAGACTATTCAAAATTATGCAACAACATTATTTGAATGTTCGCATCAGCAAACGATTAATCTCAATCTTGCTTTTTATGATGTAAAACGACAGCTAATTGTGACGGACGGGGAGAGTGAATATAACGCCACGCAAACAAAGTTAGGGTCGGCGTATGGATTGTGTTCAGACCCCGAAACCGAAATCTTCAAAATAAGATATGATTCATCAGCCAACAAGGTAAGTCCTTATATAACAAATGCGTCGGGTGTAGGCTATAATTTGGACGAAGGACACTTTGACGTTAATATAGATATGTCTATGATTTGCGGTGGTGCAAGCAACACTCCTTGTATATATGCGGATTGGGGAAGTAATCAAGACACATTTAACTCAATCGCAAATATGGTTAATGCGGGCGACATTTATTGTTGGACTAGAAATGCTAGTCAAGAAGAAACGCCTATTTATCAAACATTTACATCTACTACAAGCTACGACGATGCAATTCAACAAGGACATAATTGGTCGGATTCTTATACTCCACCGTCTGCTACATTTGATTTATCTACCAATATGCTTATTATGGACGTAGTGGCATATCGTAAAGACGAAAGCTATGTAACAGATGAATACGAAGTTAATTATGCTGTGACAGATGAAAACGGCGACTTGCAATACGACGATGAAGGCATATTGGTAACGGACTATTATACAGTTTATGAGTGTACTTATACATGGGGATATGAAGTCGAAAGCCAATATTGTCGTGATTGCCAAGGACATAACTTCAATTACTGTGGCGGTCATATAGAAGTTTATTCACAAGGCGTTGTTTATTCTGCAACTAATGAGCAAATAGCTTTAGTATCAGCAAACACCAATGGAACAGCTCCGTGCGTTCCTTCATTTGTGGAAGATAAAGAAGCTATGGGCTACGGACAACTTATGGGAAAAATAGACGGAGATACACTTGATAAGTCTGATATATATAGGGCAAGTCAAACGGGAAGCGTCCCCGTTCCTACCGTTAGCATACAAGGTAGTTATTCGGGAAGTCGTGGCTTGAATCTATGGATTGACGGTGGCGAATGGAGCAGAAGCGACGACGGAATGTTGGGAGATAGGCAATATCCGCAATTTACAATGGATATCTTCGATGTTGATACAGCACTTGATAAGGGGGCTAAAATATTCCCGTTAAATCACTTTTCAAAATTTGAAGGGTGGACGGCAGAAAACATGGAATTTGCTTTAACTAAAATGACTATGGATTGGCATGAAGCGTATGGTTTTGACATTCCGTGGGAATTAAGTGGATATTCAAATGATTCTCCATTATCAGCAGATGATATTAACGCAATCGTTGATTCTTTGAGAATGCGATACGGAACATCATTTACACAAGAAAGAGAAGATTGCGTAAGGCTTGTATTGTCGTGGGTTAATAGGGGACATTATGTAGAAGGACATGAATCGCATTGCTTTTTATCTGAATATTGCAATTCTGTATATGGAATAGAAGTTTGCAATCCCGACGGTACAGTACATCATACCGTACAGCGTCAAGGTAATTGTACGGCGGGAACAGATATTGATTTTGCTAATTATATATACAAATATTTTGGCAAAGTATCTCATAGAAGAAGTAGTTTTGTTATGAACGCTAATGTTGTTTCGGGACAATATTGGAGTGGTGTATTACCCGCCGACATTGTAGTTCATGAAGGCGTTATGACGCAACGTGGTACTTATGAAAATATCATGGCAATAAGCAAGAGCGGTTGGCAAAATGCGGGATATAATAGCATGGCAGAATGTTTCGGAATGATGATGTCGTCATGGGAAGCTAAAACCGTAGCGGAGCGTTATGTAAAAGACCAAACCGTAATTTATCTTGGAATGGTTAATTTTGATATTGTTCTTTCAACGGGACAAGTGGTAAAAGCAAATACACCTATCTTAGTCGATATGCAGAGAAATAACGTCGGTGGTTCTATTACATTGCATACTCGTCCTAGTGATAGTTACGAATATCTTACATCGGGTAGCGAAAATGTTTATTATTGGGCTGACCATTTAGACGGAAGAGTAACATATTATCCATTTGATTAATTATTATGCGGGGGATTTCAATATCTCCCGCAAAAGAAAACAAAAAAATACCTATATATATGATAAGGGGTATATTATTATATGTTTACTAAGTATGAAAAAACATCAAACGAAACGAAAGTCTTGTTAATGTATTTGATATTGAACGGATATTCATTGGCAAAAGTAGATAGGTTGGAAGAAGTTGAAGAAAATCGCTTGTTCGGACTTACGGTAAAGAAGCTATACGGGTTGACAAATGAATATGTAGATGTTGGGCGTATTGAAAGAGAAATAGAAGCAATCCAAAGTCCGATTGTTTGCTCAAAGCAAACATACGAATACTATTGCGACGAACCCAACATTTATGCTTATGAAAAGCAAATAGCCGAAGCTCCATTATGGATTAATGACATGGGAATTATATCGAAGGTTATGGTAATATCCGACGACATAATAATATCAAGCAATAAGGCAAAGCCCGCTACCGACGCAAATCAACTTGGATTCATGTATTTTTATGATTATGTAACTAAGGAAAAATGTGAAATAGGTAAGTGGAAGATAATATATGATAATAAGGTCTTTTCGGTATATTATCTTTCAACAAACGGGGATAAAACAACAAAAGAATTGTTATTTTCGGCGATTGAGATTGACAAGACATCAACATATAAATTAGTTCTATATATTATTATAAAGGCAAGTTCAAGTGTAGAAGAATGGCTATCTGACAACTATGTGGAGCAAAGCTATACGCTTGTTACAGAAGGGAAGTAATATGATAAAACGGAATTTAACTACGTTTGAAAGAAATTTTATGGCAGAGAATATGCCAATACCTAAAAAGCCAATTAGGGACGTAGAAGGCGTACACGCTATGTTTTCTAAAACGGGGTGGGACGACGAAGAAGATGATGATGTTCCACAAAAAAATGATAGCGAAGCACAAACGGAATCCGATGATATAGAATCAACGGAAATGGACGACGGATTTTTCTTTGCGGGAATGTATAGCGGTTCTACCAAAGGAACGATAAGCAATAAGATAGAAGAAGCCATTGAAGGTCAAAAAAACGACGGAAAAGAGTATTTGGCGTTATTGGAGAAGGCAAACGGTGTCGTTTATGAAATAAGCGAAACGAAAGAAGAGAGTGCCGAAGAAGTTAAGGCAAGACAAAGGATTATTGATGATACAAAATTGATACTTGTCGAATGTATTAAAGAAGCAAGTAGGCAATACGGACATAAAGAAATGCCCCGTGTCCGTAAATATAGAAATACAGCTAAAATGGAAAAAATAATATACGCAAAACCCGTAGATGTAAATGGCGGGGGAGCAAAAAAATTTGTTCTGTTTTTACTGTGTTGCATTGGTGCAAGCGTATTCTTTGGATTAAAGGCAAATTCATATTATATATATATGAACGGTAAAACTACCGCAATGTCATGTTCATTTGGTTGGTTGACAGTAGAAGGTGTACCTATGATATTTAATCCGTTATACATGGATATCTTTTGGATAACATTCGGAATATGGTTCGGCATTATTCTACTTATTGGATTATTTATATGGCTTGATTCCGAACAAAAGAAGCAATCAAGAGTAGGGCATGAACACGGTAAAGCCCGATTGGGAACAAACCGTGACTTTAAGACACACAAAATAAAGTTTATGGATAGATAGGAGATAGTCATGGCAAAAAAGAAACAATTAGATAGTTCATATATAGATAACAATATGATATTTGGCATGATGAACGGAGAGTATTTTGGGCTATCCTTAAATAATAAAAAGGTTAATCGTTCAGCTAATGTGTTGGTTATCGGGGGAACGGGTACGGGTAAAACTTTCAAATATCTTAAGCCGAATATGCTACAAGAAAATTGCTCTATTGTATGTACCGACCCTAGTTCAGATATTTTTCGTTCATTTGCCCCTTATTTGCTTTCAAAGGGATATAACGTATATTTATTTAATGCAAGTGATTTTACATTGAGCAACCACTATAATCCATTATTAAATGTATATGATAGCAATGGAAATATCTCGGAAACACAAGTAGATATCTTAGTAGATTTATATATGAAAAATGCAAAAGCGGGTAAAGAAGCGGGAAGCTCCGACCCTTTTTGGGATAAAGCAGAAAAAAGTTTTCTTACTGCATTGATATATTATGTATTGGAAAACGACGCTATTCCTAGAAAAGACAAATGCTTCAATACAATACTACAAAAAGTGCAAATGGCAAAGGTGGACGATGATACCGACGAAGAAAGTCCGCTAACGCAAGAAATGAACGCATGGTTTGCCAAAGTGGGAATTACAGCAGATAATCCTACGGCAAGCGGTAAGTATAAAACAAAAATGTTTTACGACACCTTTTTAATTGCTCCACAAAAAACCGCAAATACTATCTTGATTACTACGGCGGTTGACTTGCAGATATTCTCAACGAAGGAAGTTGATTTTATTACAAGAGAAGATGAAGAGCATAAGGAAATGAATATTAATATAGAAAAAATGGCAACACAACAAAGCTATTTATTCTTGGGTATTCCGCAATCACATCAAGCCTACAATTTCTTAATTGCAATGCTTTATTCTCAATTATATGGTACACTATATGAATTGGGAGAAAAGAAATTGCGTGGCAAATGGCATATCGGATATAAAATGGGCTTGCCCGTATTCGATTATTTTGATACAAAAGAAGAAGCGGAAGAGTTTTACGAAACGATTACACATGATAATATAATAGAAAGCGACTATATTAATGGCACTCAAATATATAATATTATGTGGCGAAACAAATCGTATAAGACTTGCGTATTAAAAGAGCCATTAGTAAAGTATATTGACGACTTGGATAAAATGTGTATTTGGTGCGGAGATGAATTTGCGGGTAGCGACCCCGCATTGCCGATTCACATAAATTTTCTGCTTGATGAATGGAAAAATATCGGAGAAATTCCTAATTTCTTGACAATCTTATCGACAAGTAGAAAGTATCGTATTGGTAGCCATGTTATAATTCAAGATATAGGACAGATGAAAACAGTGTATAAGGACGGCGAACACGAAACGCTTATGGCGAATGTTGATACAACTATCTTCCTTGGTTCGCAATTAAAGGAAGATAAAGAAGAAATCCAAAAGATGCTTGGCAAAACAACGATTCGCCAAAAGTCTACATCAAGTAGCCAAACGGGAATATCGACATCATATACGCCGACAGAAGTTGATTTAATGAGTATTGACGAAATTAGTGCAATCAACCAAAATGGAAGAGATGATGAAATTGTAATTATTCGTGATACAACCCCGTATGTATGCCGAAAGCTAAATTTAACAGAGCATCGCCGTTGGAAAGATGTGCAAGCGGTTAAAAAGTTAAATATTCAACTAGAGAAATATTATCGTAACAGTAACCAAACAAATATATTTAGATAGGAGATTGAGAAAATGTTTGATGATATCGTATCGGATTTACTAGAAACTATAATAGGTGTAATAATGGATTGTTCGGGAACATCTCCCGAAATGTTGAAGATTAGCGACAACACATTATCGCTAATCCGTCCGTTATGGAATGAATTGTGCTTGTTTGGTCTTGGTTTGTCCTTAATATATTTTATTATTGAAATAAATAAGATATACGCATTTGAAGGAAGAGATATGAATATGAAATCAATGCTAAAGCCCTTTTTGAAATTAGCGTTTGCTGTTATAGCATTGAGTTGCGGAGCAAGAGTAATTAATGTATTCCTTGAATGGCATAACTCTTTTATAGATACAATAGATGCGTCATTGCAAGCATATATGGCTGACCCTTCATTTACAACATCAAGTGGTGCTGTGATAGCTCCCGCAACAATAGCCGAACAAATGGTAGATGATATGGGATTTGGAACAAAAATCGCATCATTGCTTTTTTTGCCGATAGCATGGTGTATATCTGCGGTACTTATATTCATTTGGAATTTTAAGGCGTATGGTTATCAATTTGAAATGCTTTACAGAGTAGGTATTACACCCGTAGCGTTAGCAGACATATATAGCGGACAAAATGCCAATGCAATTCGTTGGTTAAAAGGATTTATAGGATTAGCATTGTACGGAATTGCTTTCGTCGTGATACCACGTTTGGGCGTGTTAGTATCAGTAGACCAATTTAGAGCGTCGGTTGATATGCTCGGTGGCGGGGATTTGGGATTGTTTGCAATGCTATCCGCTATAATTGGTTTGCTGATTGTTCCCATAGCCGAATTGGGTGTAATGGGTACTATTAAACAGTTATGCAAAGAAGCAATGCAATAAAACCAAAAACATATCCATTATATTAATGGAGAGAAAAACCAAAAACATATCCATTATATGTTTAGAAAGGAGATTGGTATGGAGATACCTATTTCGCAAGATATAAGAAAGTATAAAACGAAGGACGTAGGCAATTTCAGTTTTAAGGAAGCGGGATTTATTGCAATCGGCATTGGCGTAGGCTTCCTTTGCAATAAAGTTTTTAATATGACATTAGAAGCGTGTATATTGCCAATGGGAATCGTTTTTGTATTTGGATTTTTTAAGCCATACGGTATGACATTTATTCAGTTTTTAAGAACCGTTGGAAAAGAAAAGATATCCCCGATTACATATATCAATGAAACGGATTTTGTTTATAATCTTGATGAATACGAAGAGATATACGGCAAAGACGTTTTTGAACAAGCAACGGCATCGACAGAGTGGTTTATCCAAAACGCATCTGTTAGCAATAAAATAACAAAAAGTGAAAGACCTAAAATTATGATGTAGGTCGGAAAAGGAGAAAAACAAATGAAAGCATTAGTAGCAACAAAAGCAAACAACGCAACAAAGGCATTAAAGAGAGTATTATTTGCTCTTACCACATTTTTAACCGTTTCAGAAGTAGCGGTAATGAGAGCATTTGCGTTTGGCGACCAAGTACAAGTTACGGGACAAGACATTGACGCAAACGTATTCATGGGTAAGATTATCGGTATCTTATTAACCATTACCCGTTATGTAGGTGTGGCTTTGGTAATTTACGGTGTATACGAAATCGTTATGTCCTTCATGCAGAATCAGCCCGAAGCTAAGACAAAGGGTATCATCATGGCTCTTGCGGGCGTTGTAATGGTAGCATTGAAGTCTGTACTTCGTGGACTTGGAGTAATCGTTTAATCTGTATATTCGGATATCCGATGTGTATAATCATAAGGGATTGTTTGGGGATTATCCGAAGCAATCCCTTTTGTATTATTATATAAAACGAAAGGAAGTATGAAGATGAAGAAAATACTATCAATAGTATTAACTATTGTTATGTGTGCATCATTGGCGGGCTGTGCGACAACTACATCGGGACAAGCAACAGAGCAAGGGGCAAGTTCCGATACGGTAGGAATGGAGCTTAAACAAAATGATTATCGTGGTGCATCTGTTAGAAGTTCTGTTATTAAAGAATTAGTCATTGCCGTTGTTAATGAAATGAAAAGCAACAACGAAGGTATAAGAGCAGAAAATCCAAATTCATATTGGTTATCAAGCGGATATCAAGACTTTGTAACGACATTCCTTAATTCTCCGATAGCGAATGATATGCAATGGTTCAATGAAGAAGAAACGACATTTGAGCAAATATTAGAGCAAATGTATATATCTCCAAATTCATTTACCAAATTAATGGACGGGAATTATGTGAAAAAATACGAAGCGATGTTGGTAGAACGTATTGAAAAAGACCATTATAGAATATCAAATATTCAAGACACATGGATTAATGACGGCAATAAATATAGCGGGGATATAAAATATCACGCATTATATGATTGTGATAAGGATTGGTCTAAGGCATACAGTACGGTAGACGTAAAGACAGAAGGAATACCGCTTATCACAACCGACTTGTATGAGTATGCAAGAGTAAACAAAGATGCGTTTATGATACAAACAAGTACAGAGCGATTATATGTAAAGCTCGTCCCCGTTAAAGATGATACGGATTTGAGAGATAGAACAATAGAAGAGTTTTACTATTCACGCCTTGGTTTCGGACAAAGAACCATGTTTGAACCTTATACACCTATGGAAGAAGAAGGGTGGGAAACCGTAGGGTATTCAAGCGAAGTAGCTCAATTCAATCGCTTAATGGAGAGCTACCCAATAATAAATCTTGAAGGCGATTTGGCAACAAGATATGGTTATAATGATAGCTTGTTTACGAATGATGCGATATACATGGAAAATCCGTCGGATTGGGTATTTGAAGATAAAGCCCTTCAACAAACTTTGGTTTACAAGAACGGGAATTTGGTTGTGACTACATTCAATAAATTATCATGCAAATACGAACAGTATGTATTCTATTATGGAGATAAGGCAGACCAAAGCGTTATTGCAATTACGCCATTGGTTGAAATGATTGAAATATCTTTAACGCCCGAAGAAGAATAGCGGGGGGAACTGTATGAATGTGATAGGAGCATTGGCTAAATCAAATTCCCAAAGCGTTATCTATTTTTGCAAGTTTGAGAAAACGGAATGTGAAATAGAAGGTATAAGGAATTTGGTGGCTGTTACGGGATATACAGAAAAGATTTATGTTAATAGTATTCAAGCTGTCGCAATAGATAGTTGCGATGAAATGAAGAATGAGCTTAATTTCATCGGTATTATTTTCAAAAACGATGATAAATACATAACTCTTACAGCAAACGGATTTGAAGATGTTGAAGTCTATTTGCGTGAAATAGCAGAATAGGAGAAGGGTATGGAAAATATATTTGACAGTACGGGTGTAGTAGAAGCGGGCGAATATAGTTCTGACAACGCAAAGGGAATGAATTATGATGTAATTATGGACGGAAAATCACATCGAATTGTGATGATTACTGAAATTGATTATAACGTAGATGTTCCATATATGTATAATCAAACCCGTATGGACGAAAAAGAACGGGAAATTGCATTAGCCAAAGTGATTCAGCACGAAATTGAAAAGGGCAATGATTGGGCTAAAGACATGAAAGAAACCGCAATAACCGTTTGGAACATGATGAAAGCCGAAGGGGGAAAAATAACATATCCGTTATCGGATTGCGATGTTTGTATATCTCCTTGCGTGTACGATATTGATAAAAATTTTGACGACGTTCAATTACAAGATGTAGAATTTTATCTTGTTTATAGCCATGTCGTAAACGGCGGTCATTCCATATTTGATGTTACAAGTAGCCTTGTCAATTATGAACAAGTTAAGGCAAATCACGAAAAAAGTAAGAGCGACTTGCAATCGTTTTATGAGAAGAATGTAATGCCGATAGAAGATAAGTCTTTCGACGATATGACGGAAGATGAAAAAGATATCATGGGTACTTTTTCGGATTGGCACAAAGATATTTACGGACATCGCCCTAGAAGTTATAATAATGAGTGTAAAAACGCTTTGAGTGAAAGGGCGAAAACACAAAAAGAACGGGAGTAGGAGATTGGATTATGACTAGAGATGATAAAGAACGTATGCTTTATTCTTTGTATTGCGATGCAGACGAAGCAATTAAGAGTATTCAGCAATGTGCAACCGCATTGAAGAATCCCGAAGATAACGTAAAAAATATGGTTACGTTATTAAAGATTCAAGATAGAATTGCGGATATGCGTAAGGTTTATGACGAAGTAGACCGTATTCAAAACGAACCCATTGATGAATTTGATGAAAACGATGAATACGGAAGCGGAATGGGATATGTAGACGAATTTACTCAAAACCTATTAAATCCTATGGGATAAGCAAAAAGGGAAGCTCAAAAGAGCTTCCTTTTATTATGCCCTTTATCTAAAAAGGACAATAGTGAGTGGCGATACATGATATACTATAATTACAACCAATATTAGAATAGGAGATAAGTATGGACTTATATCGTGTTTCAAAAGTATTGTCGGAAAACAAGCGGGGGAAGATGTTTCTTGTTTACGACTTATATGGAGATAAAAAAAGCCTTACTGTGCGTGGCAATTTGCCCGAAATTTACGACGGAATGATAATAGGGCTAGAAATATCCACTAACGCATCAAAAGGGGCTAAAAAGCCAATATACGAAGTCGTAGACTATGCCGTGGAAGTGACCGCAAAGAATGAAACCATATTAAAGAATAAAGGCGTTGATGTGGAGCGATACAAGGAAATGCTCTTTAATCATTTGCAAGCCAAAAAAGAAGGCGTAACATGGGAAGTGGCAAGCATAGAAGTCGATAAACTATATGATAATTTATGCTTTGCCGATGCTGATAAAAAGCATAAGGAAAAGAAAAATGAACCGAAAGCAGAAGAAAGATTGCGGGCAATATGCAAAGAGATTCTTACAAAAGCAAGGGGCTTAAAAAAAATAGAGTACGAAGTAGATGAATTTATTGGTTATGTCGAAAGCATCGAAGAAAAAGGAGCTTATAACGCACTTTCTTCAACCGATAAGATAGAGCTGATAATGAGAGATGAATTTGGATTTGCTTATGGCAAAATATATGATGTCGAAATGACGGATAAAGAAAACTACGTCCGATGCAATATGGCAAAACGCAACAGATATATTTCGGAATTATTAGAAGAAGATGAAATTGCATCATTTATAAACAAACTATCCGATAGTTTAATGGTGCAAGAGCAAATAGATGTATTGTGGTGCTTAAAAGACAAGAAGCCGTGCATCATTACGGGCGGTGCGGGTACGGGCAAAACAACCGTAGTGAAATCTATTATAGAATGTTATTCTAAATATTATGATAAAGACGAAATATTATTAGTTGCCCCTACGGGAAAGGCAAGCGTGCGTTTAGAAAACAGTACAAAAATGCCAACAAGCACAATACATAAGGCATTGAGAAAAAGCGTAGAAGAAGAATACGCATATTATAACGGGAGCAACAAACTACCGCATAAATTGGCGATTGTAGACGAAAGTAGCATGATTGATACGGCTCTCATGTACGATTTATTGCGGGCGTTAAGTGACGATTGTAAAATAATATTTGTCGGCGACCATAATCAATTACGTCCCGTAGGATATGGAGAACCTTTTTACGATTTTATCAAAACATTATATGTTTATGAATTAACACAAAATCATAGGCAATCCGAAGAAACAGATATATTGGCAAATGCAAACAATGTTTTGGCGAATATACCGCTTTTCAACGGTAGAAGCGTAAAGGTAGAGCATATTTCTAAAAACGCCATATTCGATATGGTGGAATGGGAAAGCAATGCTCAAATATTAACGCAATATAGGGAGCTGAACGCTCAAATAAACAATTCACTTAAATTCGGACAATCTGATTTTAATGTGGGGGACAAAGTAATTCTTCTAAAAAATACGGATTCGTATTGTAATGGAGATATAGGATATATTGTCAAAATAGAAAAGGGTAGATATTACATAGAGCTTGAAGATGTCGGGGTGTATAGGGACACGACAAAAATTGTGGTTGACAAAAAGAGCGATATGGAATTGGCTTATGCTATTACGGTGCATAAAATGCAAGGAAGCGAAGCGGAAAAAGTAATCGTTTTTTTGCGTCGTGGAAAGGTAAGCAAAAGTATGTTATATACCGCAATCACAAGAGCAAGATGCGAATTGGAAATATATTATTATGATGAAGTGGGAGAAGGCGTTGCGTAATGTGGAAATACTTGGAGCAAACCAACAAAAATCTATTATATGAATATGCACGGGTGTTAAGTAACGCACGGGCAGATATGCGATACGATTCCGACGAAGATAAACGCAATAAAGAGTGTTTTTATCTCTTTTGGTTTGTTTATCGCTATGTCTTGGGGTGTAAGACGCTAAGAGAAGCCTTGGAACACGTTGACAAGGACACATTGGTAAAATATAAGTTATTCAGTATGCTACATCATAGATATTTATTTGTGGGACATGGAGAAAACAAAATGCCATTTTCAAAAGTCGAAGATGTCGTTGCGATTCTTGAAATATTATATAATAAATACACATTCTTTGAACAAATGGAGTGCTTTTGTAGAAATGCTATGATAAGCGACGGGCATAGCTGTCGTTGTCGGAGATGCGAAAGCAGAATGGAAGAGCTGAAAAGAAAGGTGTCGAAATATGAAAACAAATAAAGTTGTTTTATTTATGATTGTGGTGTTATTAGCAATAATGAATCCGATAAGAGCCAATGCGGAAACGGGGGACAGATATCGAATTAACGGGAGTGATAATTTGATTGCTGTTGGCGGGTATAACCAATATGATGAAATCAAAGTGTTTACACAAGAAGATGCCCTTGCCTTAGAAGCACGAATGAAAACCGACGGATATATTCAAGTGTCGGGAGAAGGACGGGTAATATCGGACGAAGAATACAATCTGATAATGCAAGAAAACGAAGTGTGGTATTACCATTATAAAGACAGCTATAACGTGAAAATATTTATATATAAGCCCGTCTATGATGATTATATAGAATATAAGGCAAACGGCTTAACTGTGCCGATTGTGACGTTAGATGAATTAATGACAAGCTCTGTTGTGTTGGATTATTTTAATTTGGAGCAAATAGAATTGTCGGGTACATACGATAATCAAGTGGGAGATGCAATACCGTCGCATTTTAAGGCGGGGTGGATAGAGATACATAGCCCGATAGATTGCGAAATCGTATTGTGGAATGATGAATCTAATAGATATTATAGCTTTTTGATTGAGAAGAATACGCCTTTTAAGGAGAAGCTGAAATGCGGGAGTTATCGTTTGGTAGAAATTAATAAATTGGCGGTACAAACAAGAATAGACAACGAAGGCGAAGATACGTTGCCTTACAATAACCGTATTCAAATAGGCGATTGGAATACCGAAGATAATCCATATCTTCTTGACTTTACAAATATAACAATAAAATATCGCTTAACAGATATTAACAAAGAAGAGTATGTCCCCAAAGAAAATGTACCTTATATCGTGCCTACCGAACAAATCAAAGTGATAAAAGGCGAAGAAGAAACGGTAATAGAAAAAGCAAAAAAAGTATTTAATGGTAAGACATTCGGCATTATTCTTTTTGTGCTAATAATAGCGTTATTAATAGCGTATGCAATAATTATTATCCGAAAAAACAAGAATGGAGCAAGCGACGATGATGAATATATTAGATAATTTGAAGGTTGATAGCAATATGACAAAAGATGAATGGAACGCCTTTTGCAGAAGATATCGAAATCGGAACGCATCAACGATATCAATTATATTAAGCAAAAGGTACAATATTAACATAAATCAAGATGCTTTGAATGTTGAAATCAAGAAAGAAATAGAAAATGCAAAAAAATAATGTCTTTTTTCTAAAAAAGCACTTGACAACGCACATAGAAGATGCTATAATCAAAATATAGTAAAACACAACCAACCAAAAAGAATAAGGAGAAATGATTATGGCAAACGGAAACAGAACTTACAACATTTGTACTAATTGGGGGCTTTATTGCTTCGATATGAAGGAAACAAACACGGGTGTTCGTCTTAATTGTGCAATGAACGGCAAGAAGAAGGACGACGGTACATACGAAAAAGGGTTGTCAATGAGCGTTTTCTGCTCGTTTGAAACTTGCGACATTATCGAAGATGATTACAGTAATTGCTTCATTGATGTAGACGGTGGATTTACCATTTCGGAATATATCGGAAACGATAATACGCCCCGCACATCTATTACGATTTTCGCCGATAAGGTGCGTAAGCACGAATGGAACAATTAGTAATAATTCCATAAAAATTAAGGGGTGGGGGGTACAAAAGCCCCTATCCCTTTTTTGATTGAAAGGGATAGCAATGAACGAATTAGAAAACAAATACAACTTTGTAGATATATATATATTTGGAAGGGTTGATAATGGATATATTAGTCTTTCCGATTGGCACATGAGCGAAGAACACTCATGCGTAATGAAGTTTGATTCGGATAGCAAATACTTAATAGGTTTTAATATGTTTAGAAAAAGGGAATATTATATAGCCGAAATAAGTCTTGAAGAATTAATGATACTTGCGGGAATTACCACAACCACGAATTTTGTCAAACAGTTTCGTAATGGTGTAGAAGAAGATAACGCCAATGACCTTATGGCAATAATGTGTTCTCAAAAAATACTCAATTACGGCTTTGGAAAATGCGTTAAAACAGATAGCGGAATGGAATTTAAGAGAAGGCAACTGATTAACGGCAAGAGAGAATATGTGGTAGTTCTAAAAAAGAAAATGCGAAAGGAAACAGCATGAAGAAACGAAAACCCGAAGATGTAATATTTGCAATATTGGTTTTTGTATCTCTTATATCAATAGTGTATTGCGTGGCAACAACGGTAGTAGAAACTGTAAAAGATAATCCGATAAGCCTAGACGATACACTATTTGTTTCATTAAAGCCTAGTATTGAGCTTGCGAAACGAATACCGCAAGCGATTGATTCAGCATCAAACGCTTATAAGATAAAAGAATATGATGATGAATGTACCGTTAGTAAAGTGGAATATGATACTATTGAAGTATTAATCGGCAACCATAAAAGGAGCTATAATTTGACGGGAGTTGAATTAAAATATGATGTTTTGGGAAGCAGATTAAAAGAAGGCGATATATTGCATATAGATTACGTTGGATTAAATGCAAACTTATATTTTAGGGACGGGACGATGATACAACATTGGTTGTTGCTTAATGGATATGCTATCGTATCGAAAGAAGGAACGCCCGATGAAGAATTTGAGCAAATACAAGAAATGGCAAAAGAAAGAAAAGTCGGCTATTGGGCTGATTAAATATTATATAATAAAGGAGAAGCACATGGAAATTAAAGCAAGGAGAATTACACAAGACGATGTAACAAATAACGAATACATGGCTTTGGTTAGAGCGGTTTCTTATGTTAAGGCACGTTATGCTAATGAAGTATCGGGAATGTGGCTTATAACAAATAAGTCAATCGAAGGAGATACCCAAATTGTTGTGCAAACAACATTGGAGCGGGGAAGCGTTGATTATGTTCTTTTGAGCGGGAACATGAGTAGTATTCTTGGTGGTTGTATCATGTATGATTACGACGATTTAGAAACCGATACTTACGGAGTGAAAGAAGAAATTGAAAACGGAAATGCTCTTTTGCTTTATATGAACAAAAAAGGAGAATAACAAATGGGATTAAGTGAAGATACAATACAATCAGACCTATATATCGCTAAACATATTTTTTATGACGATAAGGGAAAGGACGCATGGCATAGAAATCCGCAATTATTAAATATGTGTGCTTATCATTGTGAGCAAGCGATTGAAAAAACATTGAAGCTCTTTTTGCAGAGCATTAATGAAGATGCGTACCGTTCCGTTGCAAATTCACATAACATTTCGGAATTACTTGTAAAAATGCAATGCAATTCGGAAAATTTTATCGAAAACCATAAAGAGTTAGCCCATAATGCAGATACGATTACCAAAATGAATAATTTGCGATATGGAGTAGGGGAAGTATCAAAGAACGATTGTTATATCGTTTTGTCAAATGCAAAATCTCTTTTTGCAGAATATCAGAAAATATACGGGAAAGAGCATATAAGGACTATCAGCTCATTGGACGGCAACAAGCATAAACAAACAGAAGCGGATAACTCAAAAAAAGTAAATTTTACAATGAAGCGGATAGGTTCGGAAAGGGATTAATATGAAATACGCACATGGAGAATACGCAAGTGCAAGCAAGGAGCATATTAATAAATATAAAATGGCTCATTGTATAGGCGTAGCGGAATATATGCGGGATAACGCATGGAAATACGGCGAAGATAAAAATAAGATGTATGCCATTGGATTATTGCACGATATCGGATATTTAGAAGGCAGAAAAGACCACGAAGCAACGAGTTATGAAATATTAGATAGTTTAGGAATGAGTGAAGATATCCTATTTGCTATCGTAAACCATGGAAAAAATCCGTATGAAGTAGAAGATGCCTTCCAAAAAAATTTATTGAAAGAGTGTCCCGTACTTGTGCTTTTATACGAAGCTGATATGAGCGTAAATGCACAAGGATATAAAGTAGGATTCGATAAGCGGTTGCAAGATATCGGGGATAGATATGGTTACGACCATATTGCCTATGAAACGGCAAGTAATACCGTGAAATTTGTAAAAGAAAAGCACAAGGAATTAGGACTACACAAGGGAAAAAAGGGGGCAGAGCATGAAGAAGTACGCTAGTTTTATTGCTTTATTAGTAATTTGTGTAATTATCGTATGTATCATTGTTATTAAAAATTACGATGGAGTGCGGGAAAGCTATGAAAGCATAGAAGATATTAAGGTGTCACATTCTCAAAAGAGCGATGTTGCAAAAGTTACTATCGTAGATACCTACATTAAAGGCGGGGAAACATATTACGAATTAACCACATCAGTATCGGGAACGGAATTGTTTACCTTTTCCCAAAAGGAATATAACGAAATCTTTGGGGAAGGCAATACTGCCGTGGATTGCGAAATATACACACTTGAACTAAATGCGAAAATTACAAACTATCAAGCTCCGATATTTTCTAAATACAACAAATTAGATATGAAAAAGTTGACAAAGTATAAAGATAATCCGTATGGTTTTAAGAGCGTTTATATTCCTACGGCATCTTACGATATGTATTGCCAATTTTCATCTTCCGAAAAAGAAGGGACGTATTTTAATTATTATATAAATTGTTATAGTTCATTAAGAGAAGGAACAACGCTAACGATTGAATATTCCGAATGTAGATATTCATTTTTGGGGGAAGAAGATTTTACGGAAGAAGAAATCGCATATTACAAAAATAATATAGACGAGATAAATCGTTACATTTTGGAAGCGTTAGATAACTATTAAGAAAGGAGAATGAAAGCGTATGGGTAATTTTATGTTTGGAGTTTTGGTGGGCTTTTTGGCGGGAACGGTTATGTCATGTATTTTGTTAGCAAAGAAAAACCTTCAAGCCAAAGACGCAATAGAATCATCAATCGAAAATAAGGTGGTATCGGCTAAAGATGCTTTTGCGGAAGCAAAGAAGTCTTTTAAGGAACAAATGCAAGCGTATGACGAAGCAAATAAATAGGGGGTTAATACATGGGTATTGAAGTAATAATGGCGGGAGTTACAAAATATGAACAATTCGCCAACATGAATGATGCTTACCAAATAGAATACAATAACGTATGTGGTTTTAAGCTGTATGCTGTATTAAGCAATCCTTCGCCCAATGAAATAGAAAACATGATAGGAAATTCGGATTTTACTATGTCTTTTTCGGTTATTGAAGAAATTGGTATTTTATCATTTATGTTCGATACAATGGTAGGCGATTGCATATTAGAACCGCATATATGCGGAGATAATGAGCCAATGGACGTAATCCCAACGGGACGGGGAATAGCTCTTAATATAATTGTTATTGATTCAACGCAAGGCGGTTTAGTTAGGGGTATGCGTGCAATCGGATTAGGCGAAGAATTATCTAATAATATAAGAGAATGGTACAATGAAGAATTTAAGAAGCCATTTGACAAAGGAAAGCACATTGATACAGTAAATAAAATATATCAAAAATACTCTCCGTATGATATAATCGTAAGGTGCAGAGCGTCATGGTCTTTAGATATTTAATTGAAAGGGGATATGCAGATGAAATTAGCGGAAGCTAAAAAAACATATCAGCGATATTTCAACCGTCCACCGACAAAAGAAACAACCTTATGCCTTGCAAAACTATCATATAGTTTAACAAGGGAAATTCCACTTATTTCCGTTGTTGTCGGAAGCGACAAAATTGCTTTGTATTACAAAGATGAATTAAAAGCAGAATTTAACGGAAGCGATTTCAATGATGTAACAGACAAACTATTTAATAGCTCTATATTATTAGAACTATTGGATAAAGCAGAAAATGAGTAAAGAAAGGCGAAAGATTATTATGAAGAAAAGATTATTAACATTAGCACTTGTGGCTTTATGCACGTTATCATTATGTGCTTGCCAAACATCAACATCGGGCAAAAATAAGGGCGTAGGCGACGAATCAACACCCGAAGCAACAGCAACACCCGAACCCACGGAAGCACCCAAAACGATTACGGCAGAGCAAGTAAATGACCCGTATAAAGATGTGGAAGAACCCAAAGATAATACAGAGAAAGAAGAAACCGAAAAAGAAGCAACAGCAACAGCAACGCCCGAACCCACGGAAGCACCCGTACCCACGGGGGAATTAGCAAGCCCTATTATAAATAGCATTAAGGCGGTTATGCAAGATAGCGAAGAAGCAAGATATTTCTATACAAATCGTGATGATATGGACGTATGGAGAACAGCTTTGTCCCAAATGTGTGTATCATTTCCTTCAAGCAAGGAAATTACCGAAGGCTTAAATGTAAAGTCGGTAACATCAGAAGATGAATTAATTGATTATATCAATACATATAGCGATATATGGAGTATTAAAGAAGATAGTATTACCGTTGAAGGCAATCTTTACTCATATAACCATTCTTGGTTTTATAATCACTATATGTCTAATGGCGACGGGAAAATATATTATTATATAATTGAAAATCCCAATTTCGACATGGCATATAGTTATGAAGTAGACGAAAAGGAAGTATACTATGATGAATCAACAAAGAATTTGTATTTAACCCTTGTTCCGAATTTTAATTATGAAGAATACTTGTATGTGACAAATGCAACAAATACAATCGAAGATATTAAAGAAGGGGCAAAATCCAATAGAATGTTTATGGTATTACATTATCCCGATGAAGTGGAAATAAACGATGTTATCGTTCTTATGCCCCGTGTAGTAGCTTCAAATAATTAAAAATGGTTGCAAATATATCTCCAATGAGAATCGGTTGTGCTTGACAATGCACAATATTTATTAAAAAAACACTTGACAATGCAATGTAGGAGTGTTATAATAAATATATGATAAAGAAAGATTTATCATCAACACAACCAATAAATATCGAATAAAGGAGATGTAATTATGGCAACACAAACAAGTGCAAAAACCAACAGTAACGAAGCGGTAGAAGAAAAGAAAACCGCAAAGAAAACAGAAATCGCTAAGATGAATATTTTTCAGAAGATGCTTGCAATCACAACTGAATTGCAGACAGTAGCGAAGAACATGGAAGTCGGAACGGGCAACAACAAATATAAGGCTGTATCGGAGAGAGATATTCTTGATGCGGTTAAGCCTATCGAAGAAAAGTACGGCGTATATTCATATCCATTCGCAAGAGAAATTCTTGAAAGCAATTTGCTTGAAAGCGAAAGTGCATATAACGGACAAGTCACTAAAAAGACTACGTTTATGACAAGAATTATGACCGTATATCGCTTTATCAATGTTGATAACCCGTCGGATTATATCGAAACAACAACATTTTCGGAAGGCATTGATGCACAAGACAAGGGGAGCGGTAAGGCAATGACTTATGGCGATAAATACGCTTTAATGAAAGCCTACAAAATCTCTACGGGCGACGACCCCGATGCAACCGCAAGCGTAGACGAAAATTACACCAACAGTAAGACTACATCAAGTGCGGGAGCAAGTAGGTGGAAAAATGCGAATGCCAACGCTAACGCTAATGCAAACGCAAACGCAAACGCAAACGCTAATGCAAACGCTAATGCAAACGCTAACGCTAATGCAAACGCTAATGCCAACGCTAATGCAAACGCCAATGCTAACGCCAACGCTAATGCAAACGCTAATGCAAACGCTAACGCTAATAACGGCACTAAATCCAATGCGGGAGTAAGTAGGTGGAAAAATGCCAATGCTAATGCGACACAAAATCAGACATCAGAGCTTCCGAAGGCAAGTGGTTACAACGGCAAATAAGGTCAAACAGTTTGCGGGGGTGGCAAAGCTATCCCCGCTTGTTTTATAAAGGAGAGCGTATAAGTATGGCAGATGAAAAAACAAGATATGCAAAAGTGGTAAAAATCACATATAGCGATATCGAAAAAGATAGAGTTGACGGGATTATTAATGATACGGTCAACAAAATAAAAGAAAACGGCGGGAAAGTAATATCTTTCATGCAAGAAGTTATCGGGGTGGGCTTTTCGACGGTTTATTTGCTATATACGATTATATATGAACGTCACGAAGAAATACCTTGCGAAATCTTCAAAGAAGAAAAGAAGGGAGATGACGACAATGACTAATCAAACATCAAGCGAAATGATAAGGGAGATTTGGGCTAGTTCGGGATTGAGTTATTGCGAATTATCTAAGATAGTGGGGATTGCTGAAAACACATTGGCTTGTTGGATATCGGGACGCAGAAACCCACCGCATTATGTTGTGGAGTATGTAAAAATGAAATTAGCTTTATCATCATTAAACACAAATGAAGATATAATCCGCAATTTGAGTAAAAATGATTTGGCTGATTTATTGGAGCTTGTAAGCACAAACGGGTTTGGTAAAAGAACCGCATTAGAGTTTTTGGAAGGAACGGATTTAAGAGAAAGGTATCGGGTATGAAAGACCTAAGAATATCAAAAAAATTTGATGCAAGTAGCGTAGAATATGTAGACCAAAATAGTTTTGATTATATGTATTCTACGCTAAATGAAGAACAACATTGCGTATTCAATCAAATGATAAATGGTACAAATGTTTTTTTGACGGGCAATGCGGGTACGGGCAAATCATACGTTGTAAAAGTATTCGATATGTGGTGTGCAAGAAACAATATTAATCTTATTAAGACAGCCCCTACGGGTATATCTGCATTTGAGATTAACGGTACAACATTGCACCAACAATTTCGCTTAAAAATGGGATTGGACTTTGAAGAGCAGACGTTTTATCCTAAAGAGTTAGACAATGTAGACGTTCTTTTAATAGATGAAATATCCATGGTTCGCATTGATATTTTTGATAGAATAATGCAAATATTAACGCTTGCAACGATGAAGCGTAAGCGGAAAAAGAAAAAGGATATTCAGCTCATTATGGTTGGAGATTTCTTTCAGTTACCGCCCGTTATTACAAAAGAAGAACGCCCTTTCCTTAATGAGCATTACGGGATAGATATAAAAGACGGATATTGTTTTCAATCAAAGTTTTGGTATATGTGGAACGTACAATTATATAATTTAACCGAAGTTATGCGACAAGAAGATTTGGAGTTTTGTGATGCACTCGATAAGTGCAAAAGGGGCGACAATTCATTTGTTCAGTATATAAGAAATAATTGTGCAAAGAAGGAAGTTCCTAACGGAATATGGGTATGCGGAAAGAACGCAACCGTTGCTGAAAAAAATGCAGAAGAGTTGGGAAAGATAGAAGGAAAAACATATTATTCGCAAGCCGAATATCATGGAATGGCAACGCCGAATGACAGATTGTGTGATGATATTTTTGAGTATAAAATTGGTGCAAGAGTGGTAATGACCGCAAATGATACGACAAATAATATTTATCAAAACGGAACACTCGGCACGATTGCGGGAACATCAAAAGATGCGATTAAGGTACGATTTGACAACGGCAAATCATGTTTGGTTAATAAGCAAAAAATCTCAAAATACGAATATGTATATGAGAATGAAAAGGGCGAAAAAAACACCGAAACAAAAAAATTAGTTCAAAACGAAATTGGGTATGCAAAACAATATCCGATGCGTTTGGGATATGCCGTTACAATCCATAAATCACAAGGACAGACATACGAAGCTATGAATCTGAATTTGGAAATTTTCTCAAAAGGACAGTTATATGTTGCTTTGTCCCGATGCAAGAATATTAAGAATTTATATATTCGTGGATTCATTTCAAATCGTATGATTATGACATCAGATGAAGTTATTGAATATTACAATAATCCTTCAAATTACAATTTTTTTGAACCAACAAAAGAAGTTGATGAAGAAATGTGTAATATTATTGTACCGACAAGGTTTGTACGGGAAGTGCAAGAATATATTGAACAATTAAAAGCAGAGAATGTATAAGAAACACGGGAGCGTTTTGGGGCGTTTCCGTGTTATTTTCATCTTAAATAAATATCTTGATAGGGGATTAAGATAATAAACAAATAAGAATTGAAAAATAAAAGGAAATATGTATTGACATATACGGCACGAAAAGAGTATAATGGGACTAAAAAATAAATATCATAAAATATAGGATATTATATAAATTAAAAACATTATAAGAAAGGAGTGTTTTAGTATGGAATGGGTAAAAGGAGCATTAACCGAAGAGCAGAAATCTTATGTTCGTAATAAGGCAGAAGAATTTAATAAAACGGGAAAAGCTGTAAAAGTAGATTGGAATATTGATAAACCGATTTGCACTTTATGTTGGGAATACGTTGATGAAAATGGCGATTGCGTTTGTGGCGTAAACAAGATTAAGGGCGAAGCATACGATAATTATATTGCAAGAAAAAAAGCCGAAAAACATAAAGGCTTCTTCTCTAAATTGGTGGGGGCAAAGAAATGATAAGCAATAGAAATTATTACATATTAAAATGTATTGCTTGCCTTACAATGCTTATAGACCATACGGGATATTTTTTCAAATATCAATGGAATATATCCCCCGTGATTTATTTTATTATGCACTTAATCGGGCGTTTGGCTTTCCCGCTTTTTGCGTTCTTGGTAGTGGAAAGTTATTATCATACAAAGCATAAAGTAAAGCATGGAATGAGAATCTTATTAATCGCATTAATAAGTGAAATACCATTTAATCTATTGTATACTCACGGATATCCTTTTGACAAATTACAAAATGTTTGCTTTGAATTATTTATTGGATATTGCATGATATCAGCGATGAATATTTCTTTTGTAAAAAGAGAAACAAGGGTTAAGGACGAAGCATTAAAATTTATAATTGATACGACAAAAAAACTATATCCATTCATTTGTTATGGAATAACATTTATCGTATCTATCCTTATAAATAGCGATTATTCATTTATGGGAATTACTCTTATGGCACTATTTAATATCGCCCACAACGCAAAACCTTTTAAGTGTGGCAATAAGACATTTGATGTAGAAATATCACGGAACTTTTATATAACGATTGCTGTATCGGTATTTATTTCTATGATGTATAATCCATTATACGCAATGTGTTATTTGGATATGCTATTGCTGTATGTAGCAACGTCCAAACTATTTAATAAAACGAATGATAAATTTGTTGTACCTAACAAAATGGCGTTTGTGTTAAGATATTTTTATCCGTTGCATCTTGTGTTTTTAATTCTATTTCGACTTGCATTATCTCTCTAAAATATTATATAATAGAATGACGTTAAGGGCATGGCTGATTGTTTCGGCGATGCCCTATTTTATAAGAAAGAAGGTATGAGCCATGAACAGCTATGAAATGGGAGAAGTTGTAGAACGGAAAGAAAAGCGGAAATGTGCGTGTTGCAAAAAGCGAATATTGTTAGGGAAATTTTGTTGGGATTGCAGAAAGAATATCCCGTACAAATTCAAGGGAACGGTTGATGAAAAATGCAATGAAATATTACGCAACAAGCATTTGAAAAGTATCTTTTCCAAAACAAAACAGATAGGCAACATCTCCTTTGATATGACACACAATATATTCTGCATTGGTAATGAATATCATAAAATTAGCGAATTAAGCAACTTTGGCATATACGAAAGTAATTGCCGTGTAAAAGACGATGTATCGGGATATATTTTGATATATGTAGATATAATGCTCCTATATGAAATCAAAGACCAAAAATGCAAGGAACGAAGAATAATGACCGCAAGATGCAAGCTAAAAAAGAAGGGCGGTAAGTGCGAAATTGCATCGCCGAAGGAACTTGCCGAAATAGAAAACCTTATGAGAACTATGCAATCATCGGAATATAAGAAGGCGGTAGATGTATTAAATCTAATAGATTATATGAATGAATCGCAAAAATAATTACAAAATATATGATATTTTATTAAAATAATGTGTTGACAAATGCGTTACAATGTGTTATTATATAATTACAGAGAACAACAAACCAAATATACAATAACAAAGGAGATAACGCTTATGTCATTCTTACAAACATTTAATCAGAACTTTGAAGGAATCCACAACCGCATCAATCATATTATGAGTACCGAAAACACATTCTCGGTAAATAGCGAAAACTATCGCACAAAGGATATTGCTAGAACAATCGGCAATATCAGCAATTATTCAGACTTTGGCTTATGCACATTGGGAAGAACAGTAAAGTTTCCTTCTCCATTCGTTTCGGAGCTTGCAGAAACCAACCCTATGCTTGCTAATACTGTGATTGCAGATAGAATTGATAATTACTTTGAACACGGCAAGGACACATTCTTTGCAAGAGAGTTTGAAGGCAAGATTTGCGGTATTGTAAGCAATAAGTATACATACTTTGACGACAATCAAGTTGCTGATATCATTGCAGATAGCCCCTTGGCAAACAAGAAATACGCTCATGCAATGGTTACACCCGAAAGATTGCATCTTAGAGCAATCGACGCAGATACCCCGTTTAGAGTAGACGGCGATGAAAGCGATTTGTTCTTTGCATACTTCATTGATAATTCTATGGTAGGACAGAGTTCTTTTAAGGTACAGCTCGGTATTTACCGCCTTGCTTGCAAAAACGGTCTTATCGTTCCCATGAAGGAATTTGTAATTTGTAAGCAAGTGCATCGTGGAAACAAGGATATCTCCGAACAGTTTAATGAGAGTATCGCATTTCTTGAAGAAAGAAAAGAGAGTATTCGTGAGATGATTTGCAATTTGGGTATTCAAAAGGCAAGCATCGAAGAGATGAAGGAAGATTTTAAGAAAGACTACCTTGCAAAACAGCTCAATCTTTCCGCAAAGGAAGTTGGAAAGGTGCTTACTCTTTACACCGATACATACGGTGGAGAAACCAAATGGGCTTTGGTTCAAGCAATTACCGAATTTGCTAGAGATACAAAGAACATCGACAGAAGAGTATATCTCGAAAAGAAAGCCTTGAAGGTGGCATAATAAAACGGGGCAGAGTGAAAAAACATTCTGCCCTATATTTATAAAAGGAGAAGAAAAAAGCCATGGATAAAACAATCATTTTTACAATAATCAATTACACTATACAAGATAAGCCATTATATGATGTTTATACAAAGCACAAGGATTTTATCCGAAAGAATACGGTTGGAGTTAAGGCAAGCGAATTATATGGTGTTATGCAAGAGATATCGGCAGACTTGAACAACAATGCTAATGTTGCCGTTTTATTTGAGATTGGATAGGGGGCAAATATGAGTAAAGAGATATTATCGGTAAGTCCATTTTGGAAAACTATAAGGGTTGCGGGGGTACGCAAATGGATTTATTTGGATAAAGTATATCGTATCGTAGGCAAGAGTTGGTTTAATAAAGCAACTATGGGTGTTAGTATTCATATTGGATATGAAACAGAAGAATACAAAACAACGCCTATATCAAACGAAATATATCATATTTCCATAGATTATTACATTGCAAACTATTTTGGAGATACAAGCGGTATGCACTTTAGAAGTAAAGAATATGTGCTAATAGACGGAGCATTGTATAAGCAAAGCGAAAATGGGGCATTGGTTAGTCGAATGACAAAAGAGCTAAAAGGTATCATGGAAGAAATAGGCGAAATGAAGAAAGGAGATTGTTAAGTGGTTAATTGCTGTATTTATGAAGATATATATAAAGGACAATATAAAAATCAAAAATACAGAATATGGTCTGTAATGGGGCGGGAAGGCGTATTGGCGTATTGGTATGTGGTAATGTATGATTCAACATTCGATAAAGAATATACGCAACCAAATATCGACTATCCCGAAATAGATATAGATATGCAAGAAGTAGATGATAAAATAACAAACCTTGCCATAGATATTAGGAAGTTGCCAAATTATAAAAACATAACACCTACCGAAATCATACATTATAGAAAAACCCTTGTTGTTCCGCTTATAAAAGAAGCAATAAAAAAGGGAGATATTACACCTATATAGAAAATTATAAGACCGTATTATCGGTCTTATTTTTATTGTCTTAATGTCGCTATTATGGCGACAAAACATGGGCGATATGTCGTCTTTATGGCGACAAAATGCAATTATGTCACTATTTTGGCGACAAAATGTGGGTATTAAGTCGTCCTTATGGCGACAAAACATGAAATGTCGCCAATTTGGCGACAAAACGGAACGGCAACGTCGTCTTTATGGCGACAAAATGAAAAATAATATAATAAATTGTAATAATGTGTTGACATTATCGTTACACTATGCTATAATATAACTATAAAAGGAAGGGAGATATAAGAGATATGAAAAATAACGATTGGATTCTTTGTAGCGAAGAGTTGCCTAAGAAAAATGGAACATACATTGTAACAATAGAAGGAATAAGCGAATCCCAATTCCTTTTTTGGAATTATAATAAATTTATTGATAAACTTTACGGCGAACCTTGCGACACGGTTATTGCATGGCAACCCATGCCACCTATTTACAAACCTTAAATGCTAAGAAAAGGAGATTACCGCTATGGCAATAAGATATGTTTATACTAAGATATATTGGGGTTCAAGAAAAGGATTGCAGATACAGAGAGAATGTGAAGATGGACGAATTTGGTTCGGTATCGAAGATGCAATCAAAAATTACCTTGAAGAAAACGGGTTGCAAATAGAAAACGTAAAGTGGAGTGTATGGTCGGAAGCAAAAAACACCTACGTTGATATTGTAGCAACTGATATAGCAGATTGGAAAAAGCAATTTGAACAAATCGAAGTGGTTTGGGAAAAATGGGATTAGGTAGGGGGAATGAGAATATGTTTGCTGATTGCGAAGGTTGTCACAACCTAATTATAGAAGAAAATGGCGATATGATTTGCAATAGATACGGAGAAGAAATCTTCCGTATTAATGAATGCGAAGAGTGGCACGACGACGAAGAAGAATAAACTATCATATAAGGAGAAAATAAGCATGACGACATTTGAGAAGATGATTCGTAGATATATTCGTAGAAAGATATGGAAAAAGGCTTGGAAGCCATTTTGGGCTACCATTTTAATTATGAGTATTATTTGCATTATTGCTTACGGAGCATGGTGGATATACGGCAATATTACATTCACAACAAGCAATAATGCCAATGAGCTTTATAAGGTAGAATACGTTAAGGACGGCGACACTATCGTTTGTAATATAGACGGGGAATCCGTTACAGTAAGAATGATTGGAATTGATACACCCGAAAGCGTACATAGCGACGAAACAAAGAATGTGCCACAAGGCGATACCGCATCAAATTACACCAAAAGCCTTTTGGAAGGCAAGAAAGTCTATCTTGAATACGATATAGACAAAACAGATGATTATGGTCGTACTTTAGCGTATGTGTATCTTGAAGATAATACAATGGTAAACAGCTTACTTTTGGAGAAGGGCTATGCAGAAACAATGATGATTGCTCCCAACGTAAAATACGCATTGAAGTTTAGTGGCGTAGAAGCGGAAGCAAAGAAGAACAACGTCGGATTTTGGGACGGATATTTTGATTGAGATAAGGAGCATAAGGCGTATGGAATACGAAAAATTGTTAAATGCGGTTGTTAGGGACTTAAAAGAAGATAAGGAGCGTGTATCGCAAGGGCGTACATCGTTGGGTAGGGGGTGTGCTGAATATACCGACGATTGCAAACAACGCCTTATTGAATATGCAGAAAACGGTAAAGAATGTTTAAGCAAATGCGAATATTGCTCGAAATTCAAATGGGTTATTGACAGAGCAAATCATTATGGAGAGAAATTGGGGATTCCGTGGAAGGAAGTTATGCAATCATGGGACGAAGATATGAGCTATTGGTATATGAATTATTATCAAGAATGTAATCAACCACGCATAGAAGGCAATAATGTGTTCGTATTTGAATCAGCAGAAGAAATGAGAGAAAAGGTTGGGACAGAGTTTATATGCCCTTGTTGCAAAGGAATATCTACTAATCCTTACGAATGTAATTCGGGTATAATTATTAAAGGAAGCGGGGTTTGCGATTGGAAATCCTATGGGTTAATTCAGCTTAATCTTGCATTCATATATTGCAAAAAAGAAAGAAAGTCTACAAAATGTTTCATGCCAAAGGCGTTGATTCATCAAACCAAAAAGGAAGGATAAAACATGAACGGCGGGGAATATTTGTATAATGATGATTTTAGAAGCGTATGGCTCGATATTAAACGCAATCCATGTACGGAGCAAGAAGCAAAAGACCTTATAAGTAAAATAAAGCGACGAAAAACGAAGTGCGATAAATGCAAAAGTGCAGATTGCGGAAAATGTAATTTAATTACATCATACAAAGATGAAGCTCGTGTTGCTCAATATTTGCTTAACAAAGCGACAACGCCAAGGAGAAAGGAGATATTATGAAACCTAGTGGATATAGAAAAAAATATGAAGAATTAAAAGAAAAGGGTTATGATTACGATGTAAATATGGAATACAATGAACAATGCGACGTTAAAAACGGAGCATGGGTTCTGATAACAAGGCAAGTTCCCGTGGAAGAACACGCAAAGCCCCATTTGTTCGGCATATATTGGGGTGTCCCGAAGCAAGACAAATTCGATAGGCAAGTATGCGTTATCCATACAACCGAAGATGTTACGCTATTAAACCATGAGTTTACCGTAATCGACGAAGAAAAACTGAAAATCTATCGTGAAGAAGGGTGGGAATTGCACGAAACTCATGGCTCAACAGAACAGCCTTTAGATATGGCGTTGATTGAACAAGGGAGAAGTCTATGTGAAGAAGAAAGAGAAACCATTTGGGCTTTACAGCTTGACGGATTATCAGAGATGCAAGCGTGTGAAGAATATTTTTTGAGTAAGCACACGGATTACAATAATTACTCTATTTGTTACATTCCCAATAAGGACGTTTTTGAATATTGCGTTTCGGTATTTGGAGAACGGTGGTAGCATACATAAGGAGCGGGTAAAATGGCAAAAAGATTACACTATGAATTGGGTGGAAATGAAGATGATTATGTTAAGCAATGTTTGAGATGCCGACATAATTACACGAAAAGGAACGAAAGCGATACTTTGTATTGCACTCTTTCGGAATGTCGCTTTGAAGAAATACAAGGCGGGACATTGGTTATGACCTTGAAGAAAAAGTGGTTTGATATGATATTGTCGGGGGAAAAGACGGAAGAATATCGGGAAATGAAAACCTATTGGGAAAAGCGGTTCGATAATTATTTCGGTCGGCATTATGATTTACAAAATCCTTCAAATCTTTTGTGGAACAATCAGATAAAGAACATTGTGTTTCGTAATGGTTATGGAAATGATAAGCCCGAATTTACCGCCAAATGCTCTATAAGCGAAGGATATGGAATAGAAGCATGGGGAGCAGAGCAAGGCTGTAAATATTATGTGTTAAAAATACATAAGGTTTTTAATCAACGAAATATCATATAATACGGAGAGATAGAATATGCAAAAGGGAGATATAGTAAGAAATAATTGTCAATCCAATGGCAATCCATATAGACATCAAATTGTCGTAGGCGTTTTTAATGGTGGCAAAAGCGTAAGAACCATTGATTACATGGGAAATACTCACGTTTTTGATAATGCAATAGAACACATGGAAGTAGTCGGGCATTCCAAAGAATATGATGCCTACATGGAATCATTAAAGGCACTAACTACTTATTAAATATAAGGAGAAAGGGATAAGTATGTATTTCATTAAGAAAAAGGAAAATGAATGGTGGGAATTGGATAAAGAAACAATGTGTGCTTTTAACTTTTTCGGTGGCTATCATACAATCAAAGCAAATGAGCTTCAAACTTGTGAAATTGCAGAATGCGAAAATTGGCGTGACCTATATATAAAGAAGCATTATTGTCCCTTGGAAGTGACTATAAAATGGCGTGATGTTTGGATATCTCCCGAAGGAAAATATTACAACGGGGAAGCACACGAAAACAGAGCGGAAGAAATCCTTGAAATCATATACGGGGAAGCCGATATTGATTGGGCGGGCGACAGATTAGAAGAGCTTGGGTGGATAAGAGCAACGGCAAGTTTGATGTGGGAAGTAAGAGCAAATTCGGATTATTGGAACGGAAAGAAGCTCACGCAAAGACAATACGATGCTTTATGGGATTGGTGCGAATCACACAAAAAGACCCTTCCACAAAAAATAGAGATAATTTAAGGAGAAAAATATATGATATTTAAGTGGTTGATTATTGCATTCATAATTATATGTGCCTTGTTTCAAATAGGATTAATCGTTAGATTTTTCTGTTGTGTCCTTCCCAAGAAAAAAGATTGCCAACGGAACTGTCCCATGGGGTTTATGTGTACTCGAACACATTATTACGCTCCATTAACGCCCGAAGAAGCAGAAAAAATAAAATATTATATAGAAAAGGGAGATTTGAAATGAAAGAATATTGCATGATTGGAAAAGATATCGGAATTGTTGTGTATGCAAATAACGCTCTCGAAGCTATGCAGAAAGCAGAAAATGAATTGTTGCAAGGGTGGGGCGGGAGCATTGAATTTTGTAATGAGAACGACCAAGAAGAATATGACAATGCCGAAGTATAAGCGAATGCGGGAAAGGTGGTTGTATAACTATGAATAAAAACGGAAGTAGTAACGATTTGAAAAAATTGTTAAGGGCGATGTGGAAGTGGAGCGATGCTGATTTGGCGAATTATTATATTGATGTATGTGCATATAACGACGATGATGCTATTAAAATAGGAAAGGAAATTCGTGAGATAATGGTATCAAGGTTCGTAGAAAAATATGCAGATATAAGACCCGAAGAAGAAAACGAAGAAGAATAATCATAAATATAGGCAAATGTCTGTTCGATTTTGCTTGCAATCTGAATAGATTAGTGATATAGTTTCCTTAACACAACCAACTCTATTTTTAATATAAGAAAGGAAGTATGCGTATGGGAAACTATTATGTAGGACAGACCGTATACAATTCGCTCAAAAAAGAAGATGAAGTTGTAGTTGGTGTGTCAGAAGAAATTATCAAGACTAGCAATGCAGACGGATTTGTAAGCGATTATGATATTGCCTATATTCTTCCTATGAGTTCAAAGGATATTGACAAAAAGTATCATAATATAAAATGTCATGTATGCAAGGAATTGGAAAAAGTTAAAGAAGTAAGTGGAGATTATCCATTGGTAATGTTTGAAGATATTAATGGAAATAGGGTAATGCAATATCCTTACTTCTGCTATTCATGCGGTGCAAAATTATTTGAAGAAGAGCCACTTGGATAAATAAAGAGCGTGTTTCGGCACGCTTTTTTATTTTACAAAATATGCAATTATGTGTTGACAGAATCGTTACGCTATGTTATAATATAATTAACTTGAAAGGGGGTGCAATTAAGCACATGAACAGATTGATGAAGCAAATGATTCGTTGGAAGATGCAAAAGATTCTCTCGAATCATTAAAGGAAGCTATTACCAATTTGCTTACCGATGCAGAATATGAAGATTACGAATTTGGCGACGCTGACGACGCAAAAGAGAAGTCCGAAAGTGCTTGTAGCTCAATCGAAGAAGCTATCAGTAGCATGGAAGATGCTACCGCATAAAAAGGGGATATACTTGCCATATATCATATATAAGCATGGGTTATAAACATCAAAAGTAGCCCATGCTTATTTAATAAAGAATGAGTGGTAAAAATAACCATAAGAGAATAAGTAGTAAAAGTAAAGTAGTAAAAGTAACCTATGTTTATTTAGTGGTAAAAGTATAGACAGAATGGCTAAATTGTGCTATAATGAACATATAATAAAGTAGTTAAGGTAACGGTCGTTACTTTAACTACACCAAAGAATAACGGGAGAACGAAAACCATGAGAAGCATCTATGATAATCCTTATAAATATGCTTGCGTTTGCGATGTGCCTATTGAATTAGCAAAGATAGCGTGCCTAAAACATAGACACAATATTAAGGAGCAGAGAAAACATCGTGCATACTGTCCTTGTTGCAAATCAAAGCATTTGATATTTAACATGGGTTCATACGAAGAAGGATATGGAGATTTCTTTGAATGCTATGAATGCGGGGAAACATTTGACCCTAGCGAAATACCTAACGTGGAATATTTTGATTACATGGGGTGGGCTGACTTCGATGCGGTTTTATATTTCAGCGACACTAACAATAAGGAAGAAGGGTGGTTGGAAGCGTGCGGAGCAACCACACATGAAGAATGGCTAAGATTTGCAAAGTCAATGATAGTCGGAAAAAGATATTAAAATACAAAAGAGTATGGAGCGGAATTATGATAGTGGTATATATAGGAATTGCAATTATGGCAATAGGCGTTACTATGTTTTTAATACCAATGGCACTTGATAAGTGGGAAGCGTTGGCAAAAGCGGGATTTATTGTGTTTTGTGTGGGGATATTTATAACCCTTATTGCATTATTAGTATCGCAAGGGGGTGTTTATTTTGGCATGGGGGATTAGTCCAAAAGCTCCACCACGGGAAAAAATCAAAGCAGAGATGAATGATTTTCTCATGGGGTATAACAGTTGCGGGATTATTGATTATTCTACATATTCCGAAATGTACGATTTTACAATGGAATTATTAGATAGAATGTACGCACAAGGAATGACCGACGGCAAAATCATAGATGATGCCATTGCAAAGGAGCAAGAATGAAATATTATATAAGCAAACCAACTTCTCATAAAACAGATGAACGTCTTATTGAAGGAATAAAATCGGTGGATTCAGAAGCGGAATTTGTCGGTAATTTATATAAAGCGGATATTGCTGTATTTCAGAAGGGGTGGACGAAATCTAAAATATGCGTAGCAGATTATCACTTGGCAAGTGAAAGACGCATAGAAAGAAGGGAAGCCTATTTGTATACAGATAAGTATAAAGCCAAATTAAATTAGAAAGGTAAACAAATGGAAATATTATCAGAAATGCCTACGGGAATGGGCGGTAAATGGGTACTTGTAAAATATAAGGAAGATTTTTACGCATACGGTTATGAGCGGGATTTACACTCGCTGTGGGGATTCCCCGTAAATCATTGCGGAACTAAAGACGATGTTTTGGGGCATTGTAAAGCGATTGCGGAATTGTGCAAAAAAAATATAGCCAAATACCATGCGGAAATTGCGAAGAAGCAATCTGACGGGTGGAAGCTCTTGCTCGAACAAGAAGAAAAAGAATTGGATATGCTGACTAAATTCGCAAGCATCTTAACGGAAGCGATATAGGCACAATGGGGGTAATTTATGAAAAATATTGATAACATTAAACTTTCTATTTGTAACGCTATTAACTCTTTGTCGGAAGAAGAACTACGTCAACTTATAATTTCATGTGGGGAATTTAAGGAGAGTGAAGGGCTTTTATCAATTCGGGCGGTGTATGGTTGTGATGAATGCGAAAAAACATTTGATTACTGTGAGAATTATGGCTTAGATGCTCCATGTGAGAAGCGTTTTTATGATTATTGCAATATGGAAATTCTTGAAAGCGAAAATAAATCTTCGTAACTGTGGAGCTTGTATGAATGGAAAATCGAAATTTTTAGGGAATTTAATATGTGTACTAAGTTTGAGTGTAAAAAATCAAGTGAATGCGTAAACGAATATATCTGTGACGATGTTAGATGTCCGCATTTTCTTAACACAAATTGCTATATGTGCAAAAGGTCAAACGATTGCAAGCAAGCAAAGAACAGCGAAAAGGGGGAATAACATGAGCTTTTTTATAGGTTTAATCGTGGGTATCGCCTTTAATGTTATTGCAAGTCGCTTGATAAGAAGAGAAATGGAGAAAAGGCAAAAGATATTTGCATTGATAGTTTTATATATTACGGCGATTGTTCTAATCTTTTTGATTACGGTAGCGATTCCTATTGTGTTGGAAGGAACTACGCAAAATCTTTCAAGCGAAATCGCCGACATGGTAAAAGCGAATAGTGGAAAATAGAAAGGAGCTTGGGATATGACAGTAGGGGAACTGATAGAATGTTGTTATGATAAGATAATTATTTATACAACCATTGAAAATAAAACAAGTCCAAATGAAATGTTTAAGGATTTGTATAAGGGAGAGAAAGATAAAATCCCCAATAATCTTTTGGATAAGCCCGTACAATGCTTTGGAGCTAGGCGGGTAGATGTTATTGAAATTTGTATATAATAAGGAAGGAAATAAAAATGCAGAAACAGCCACTTGTATCATTTGATATTTTGAAGAACGGGGACAAAATTATTAGTCCTATTGATAAGGAAGTAACGGAATTTTTGATTAGTAAAAACGGCGATAAGTATTTGGCAAGTAAACATAGTATGTTTTATTTTACTCAATTTAATCCAAAAGACTTCTATAAGTATGACGGAAGCAAGGAAGTAGGGGAAGTGGACGGCGATTATTTTAAGGATAATGATTGTTGCGTGCAAGAAAAGTGTCAATTTTATCAACCTTGTAACGAAGCATCACATTTGGGTTGTATGTACGGAGCGTGTGCGGAAGATAAAGAATCGGAAAGGGAATGTAAAAAGTGAAGGAGATTACATTGATAAGCGACAACGCCCTTCGTCGATTGAGAGAAATGGGGTTTGTTATCTTGTGTCAAATTGCAGATGATTATATACGGTTTTATAATTCCGAACACGACATAGAAGTAACCCTTTATAAAAGCGAAGAGCGGGATTCGTATAAAGGCGTATATATGGACTTAAAGGCAAAAGGGGAATGGATTAAAGAGTGCAAGGGAAGAAACGTGGTGTCGCACATTGAGCGATATTTCAAACGAAACGGAATTAAGGAGTAGATATGGTAAAAGTGTTAATAGCCTATTCGGGTGGGGGCAAAACCGCAAAAATCAAAACAGACATAATCAATCACTATTACGGCGATGATGAAATAGGTCGTGATGTCTATATTATAGAAAGAGAAGATTATTCCGAATATAGTAGGGTTTTCAATTTGGATTATTTCAAAATAATTAAGCCTAGTTCGGATATGTCGTTTTTTGATGATGTAAGAGATAGTGATATATATATTGATTGTGAGTGCATGGAAGATGAATTTATGAGCAATGTATTAGGTATCATCAAGAACGCAAAAACACGCAAAAACAACGTGGTTATTACATTTTTAGATATTGAAAGAAGCAAGTATCAGCGGGCGATATTTGAATATGCCGACGAAGTATTGGTAGGAAAATGCGATTTGCTTACAGAGCAAATTCTTGAAGCAATATTTTCGCAAAAAATAAGACCGCAACAGACACGGTACGAATTTAGAAAATTAGGGGGTAAAAAATAATTATGAATGGATATACATTAATGGCTGAAAGCTACAAAAAGGCGGTGGAAAAGGGAAAGATTGAAAAGGAAGTGGCTGACAAAGAAATTCGCATATATGATTTTTTGGCTACTTGCGACGAAGATGATATGTGTCGTTTGGTAGATAGCGGAGCATTTAATGATATTATTAAGGCATATATCGAATTAGCGATAAAGAACGCTGATATAGGAGAGAAGGCAAAGGAGCAAGCCTTATCGCAAGTGCGTTGGGTATTTGATATAAAAAATGCAAAAGAAGCTCTTGCCGATTATTATAAATAGGAAGGAAATGGCAAATGTTCAAAGGAAGAACCATTTACGGCTATTGCCGTGTAAGTACAAAGAAGCAATCCTTAGAGCGACAGTTTCGCAATATATTGGCATTTTGTCCCGATGCGAATTTGGTGGTGGAAACCTTTACGGGAACATCACTAAACCGTCCCGAATGGAAGAAACTGTATAAAAAATTAAAAAAGGGGGACATCATTATATTTGATTCAGTATCACGAATGTCCCGTGATTGCGAAGAAGGATTTGCTTTATATAAGGAACTGTATGAAATGGGCGTTGACCTTATCTTCTTAAATGAACGCCATATTGATACCATGGCATATAGAGAAGCATTGGAAGGTATTATTTCAGCAGAAGTATCGACGGGAGATAACGCTACCGATGAATTAGTTAATTCTATAATGAAGGCAATCAATAAGTTTATGATGATAAAAGTCGAAGCAGATATCAAAAAAGCATTTGAACAATCCGAAAAGGAAGTCAAAGACCTTCAAAAGCGTACTAAGGAAGGAATTGAAACCGCAAAGAATAATGGGAAGCGTATTGGAACAGAAAAAGGGCGAAAGCTCAAAACCAAAAAGAGCGAATCTGCAAAACCTATGATAATTAAGCATAGCAAAGACTTTGGCGGTACGTTGTGTGATATTGATTGCATTAGGCTTGTCGGTATCTCTCGCAAAACATATTATAAATACAAGCGGGAGATAAAGAAAGCATACGAAAAAGGAGAAGCGGTATAATATGGCAAATAAACACTATCAATATTTTCAGCCCAATAAAAAGGACTTAAAAGACGAATACGGCGATTGCGTAATTAGGTCATTTGTGAAGGCTACGGAATTGACATGGTTACAAATATTCGATGAATTACACCCGATATCACGGGAGCTTCAAGTGCCATTTAATTGCCGTCCGTGTTATGAAAAATATCTTGACGGGAAAGGATATACATATTACGGTATAAGTAATAAAAAAGGAACGAAGCGACCGACGGTGCTTTCATTTGCAAAGGAACACAAGACGGGAACTTACATATTAAGAGTAGCACATCATCTTGTGACCGTTGTAAATGGGATTTATTACGATACATGGGATTGCGGAAGCAAATCTCTGTATGGGTATTGGGAAGTCGTGAAAGGAGAATGAGCCATGATGAACTTTATTAATAACCTTTTTAATAAGAAAAGGGAAGAAAGCAACCAAAGGGAATATAACATTACCGTTGTATTAAAGGGGGAAACGGAGCGACGCATCAACGCTACGAATTGGCTATATGAAATTCCCAAAACCAATGAAATATTACAATATAACGGTATCAGATACCGCATTACAAGAATTGTGCATCATTATAAGGAAGGATTTAAGCCTTATATCGAAATCGAAGGAAGTGAAATCTAAAATATCATATAATAAGGAAAAAACATGGAAAATAAGCATTTGAAACTAAAAAACAGATTGCGGGAATATCGGCAAGAGAAGGGCTTGACCCAACAAGAGCTTGCGGAAATGGTGGGAGCGTCCCGCAACACTATTGTTGCCATAGAGAACCGAAAGTTTTGTCCTTCTGCATACTTGGCTATTTGTCTATGCGAAGTGTTCAAATGCAAGTTTGAAGATATGTTTTTCCTTGGCAAATCCGAATGATAAACAGATAGGAGAGAAAAATGCAATTTGTTAATAAGGAAGCGTTACCCCAAAGCATTGTTGATGTGATTGATAAGGACGACTACGTTGGATATGTTAGAGTGTATTATAGTGGCGGGCGGTATGGTTCAAGATTGTTTTTTAAGGATAGTGCAAACGGAACAATAGATAAAATAAAGGAAGCTGAAAAGCGGGGAATGGAAAGATATACTCCCGAATTAAAGAGTGCATTACAATCTGTATGTGAAACTCTTTTTGAAGAAAGCAATCCGACGGGAAGATATGAATTATATGATTTTTGCGAAAAAAATCAATTCGACAAGACCGAAGCGGGTTGGATAGGATATTGTTACTTAGCACATTCAGCGTTTTTAATTAGTGTATCAAAGGACGATGATTATTTCTGTCGGGTATATTTTTATGACAGAGAGAATCAGTAGGAAGGAAGCGAAGAAATGAAAGACCGTAATTTGCTTATATCCCGATTAAAAGAAGTCGGGGAAAACATCGCTAAAGAGCGTGGCATAACCCAAAAAGACGTTAAAGTAAAAGATAAGTTGGGCGTATGGGGAGCAGACGCATTGAAACACCTTGAAAAAGAGCATGGGGATTGTTCCGAAGAAATAACATGGATTGATGATAACGGGCAGAAAGTAGAGTTTCGTTACAGATTTTCAGACCCCGTTTTATCAGTTCTATATAAGGGCGACAACGGACAAGAAATCATGGCAAGCATAGAATACAGCAATTTCAACCACATTACAAAGGAATACGACAGCGAATTTGCCGAACATGAATATATGGTATGGGGTGGTAGAAAAGGCATCGAACTATTAAATGATTTGCTTGAAAAATGCAAAAATGTATTGGATTGATAGTAAAGGGCAAGTGAAAACTTGCTCTTTTATTTTGCAAAATATGTAATAATGTGTTGACAAATGCGTTACGATATGCTATTATATAATTAACAACCAACCAATAAAATCGAATAAAGGAGATATTAAATTATGGAAGTATTATCATTAGTGTTAGGATTAACAATGAGTTTTTCAAAGGCGATTATCGTGGAATATTGCAGAATTAGTCGCCGTCTAAATGAATTTATCTGTATGGTTAATGCGGTGGTTAGCATGGCACTTCTTTTTTTGAACAGAACAATGGAAACAGACAGCTTTGTATGCGGTTTGCTATTTGCCGTTAGTTTCTTTAGCGTATCGGAGATTGTAACAAGCGTTGTAGAAGATGCCCGCCGTAGAGAAGCAAAGGAATTACGTCAACGAAAAGAACGTATGCAGATACAAAGAGAATACAGAAAGGCAAGCTAAAGGGGGACAATGATATGAGCGAATTAAGTGCAAGAGAACAAATTAGAGCTTTCATGGGGAGCGAAACCCATTTATCCGAAAGGGAAATCAAGGTAATCGGGGATTTGCTCGAAGTTGATACAATAGACGGAATGGAAATTGCAAAGGACTTTGATATTGCCGTAAACAATTTTTGCTTGAATGCAGACTTGTTCGGACGTTCTATTTCAAAAATCGAAAGCGATGATATCCATGAATTTATTAAATATATGATATTTACATATATTCATCTTTCCGCAAAATGTTATCGGGCGGGAAGATACGATTTGCGTAATGAAGATGCTTGTAGAAACGCCAATATGATTGCTAACGTATGGACGGAATTGGAATCAGCTCTTTCTTCCGAAATGCGTAACAAAGCCGAAGCGATTGCAAACTATTGGAGTATTCATACGCATAGAACTTTACAACAATCTCTTATGAGAGTATTGTTCTGTTATATTAAAAATAGAACAGACAAAGAATATGCAGAAATCAGCGACATTGTTGCAGATGCAAGCATGAGATTTATATAGAAGGGAGCGTGATAATATGGGATATGGTCACTTACGGGACATGGTAAAAATCATTTCTGCTGACGAAGAAACCGAATACCGTAACGGAACTTGCATTGTTACAGAAGCAAATAAGTTTTTTGCGGAGTGTAATACCAATGGCAATCAGATAAAAGACGTACAGTATTTTGCCGATGCAAAAGGTATCGTTAGGAGTATTGTTATTCGATATTCTGTGGTTATATAAAGAAAAGGCAACCTTCTCATTAAGAGTGGGTTGTTTTTTTATAAAATACATTAAGTGTGTTGACAAGTGCGTTACGCAATGTTATAATATAATAAACACAATCAATACTAATCGGGCAAAGAAATAGCGGTACGGAAAGGAGAATATGGATAGAAGATGAAGAATGAAATGCAGACTAAAACATTGTATCGGGTGTCTGAATTAGCAAAGATATTGGGCTTAAAATCAAAAGCGTTTCGTGAAATAAATGAAAAAGAAGGTAACCCATTGGGATTAGTCGGAAACGACAAGGTGCATATTGCCGACATTGATACATGGGTGGAAGAATGGAAACGTAAGCACGATACAAAAGAGTATTATGCCGATAAAATATTTGAATTGGCAAAACAGAGAAATTCTATTAAATAAGGAGATAAGGCAATGCTTATAGGCGTAAAAGAAGTGGGAAAGCCATTACAATTTGTTCAAACAGAAGAAAAATATCGGTCTGATTGTTGCAAGAAACATATCGGGCTTGACATTGATAACGATAGGTGCGATTTTGTTGGATTAAGTCAAGACGGTCTTTTCTTAGCCGTAGACGAAGAAGGTCTTTTGAAAAATAGCCCGACAAATTTTTATCTTGAAATGCAAAATCCACAATATCCAATTCAAAAAATGGTGGGTACGGGCGTTTTTGTTCGCATTAAGCCCGTAAACATATATGAAGAAGAAATATGGGATTACGAAGTTACTGATTTGACACAAGCTGATATGGCATTTATATTGACGTTATTAAATGACCGATATCAAAACGAATTAAGTAAAAACTTCAAAGATTATACGTTTGGAAGTATGCCAATACAGTTTCAAACATTTAATGATGATGATGATTTCTTTGAGTTTTTATCAAAAATAACGGGGGGAAGATAGAAATAGTTATGAAAAAACAACACACACCAAATAAAACCAACTTGGAAGGCGTAAAAGAGATTGCAAAATTATTGTATATGGCTGTGGAAATTAAGCCAAACGAAATTGTACCCTTTATTGTAAACCACCCTTTCATCGAAAGTACCCATGTTCAAATAGAAGGCAAGGGATTTGACCTTTTAGATATTACAAAGGAAGAAAATGCAAAAATGGCACAAGAGATGTGGTTTCGTCGATTTGACGAAGCAACGTCCATACACGACATAACTTGTCATGTGTCAAAGCCATATAGATTGACTTTTTTGAAGTATGCAAAAGAGTATTTATCATTGGCTGACTTTTCATCATATCTTGCAGAATCTTGGGTTACAAGCGAAAACGGAAACAACGATGTTAATTGTTCGTTAAAAGAGATTGTGTCATGGTTTAGAAAGGCTGATAAAAAAGCTCTTATGGGCGAAGAAGATTACGAAATATATAATAATTTCCCCGAAACATTTACCGTATATCGTGGCGTGGCTGTGGGGCGTGTAAAAAACGGGTTGTCATGGACTAGAAATCTCAAAACAGCTCAATGGTTTGCAAATCGTTGGGGAAAGAAAGGATATATTCAAAAAGCAGAAATATCCAAAGAAAATGCTCTTGCGTACTTAAATAGTCGTGGGGAAGATGAAGTCGTAGTGGACGTATTTGCGATTAAAAATAATATAGTTCGCATGGAAGCGGAAGGAGATGCAGAATAATGGCTGATATGGAGAAAATGAACAAATATGTGAAGATTGCCGAAAGAGCTGAAAAGTCGGGAATGTATGTAATGGATAGGTTGAGCGTCCTTATGGATATAGAGAGTGCGGATTTGCGTTTCAATATCCGTCTTGATGATTGGCTCAATGCCGATGATGAAAATTTCTTCCATGATTTTACGGGCATTGTCACGAACATCGAAAGAACAAAATTTCCCGCAACGGAATTTAATCTGTTCGTGCCAAGATTTGCGGGAGAAGAATAATGAAACGTATTGAAACAATGATAATTGAGAAGGTTCTTTTGGCATCGTGCTTTGGCTCAAACCCCAAACTCGCAAAAGAATACGGAACGACGGAAGTTACTATTGATTTTCAAAGAAACGGTAACGGAAAAGAGATTGTTGACTTTATGAGCTATAATCCCAAAGATGATATTGTAAAATGTTATGAAATCAAAGTGACAATGCAAGATTTTAATAGCAATGCAAAAAAATCATGGTACGGCAACTATAATTATTTGGTGTTGTCTGCGGAATTATATAATGAGCAATCGCTTGAATTTTGGAAAGAAAAAACTCCCGTTACCGTAGGAATTATTGTGATAAATACGGAAACAACAGTAAAAATGTGCGTGAAACGTGCAAAATTTATTTGTTGCTCCATGGATAAAAGTGCGTTGAAAGATAGCCTTATCCGAACATTATTTTATCAAAATCAAAAAGACGATTGGTATTTAAGAAAATAGAAACACAAGGGTCATTTGGTTAATTCCGAATGACTTTTTATTTAACAAATTGCAATAATGTGTTGACATTATCGTTACGCTATGCTATAATATATTTAGACGAAAGGGGTGGCAACAATATGGCTATGACAGAAAAGCAGATAAAAAGACGCATGGACGAAGCATGGGAAAGTCACTATATACAGTACGATATGGAAGCCGAATGGTACGCAACAGATGATTTTCACGAATGGATATGCGATATCCCGTCGAAGCAGATAACCGTCAAAATGGTACTGATTGAAGATGCGAAGAGAGTTACCATTTACGAAGCTCCATTGGAGAAACAAAGACGATATGATTATGTAAGAGAAACCGAATGGAAAGTACGGGGACATTATAGTTGGTAAAACAAGGGGGATTAGAGAGTTATGTTGTATGAAATTAGAAAGGCTGATGTGCAGAATTTCAAAGAGATTACTATATGGAAGCACGCCAACGAAGATATATGGGAAGTACGCCCTAATGATTGGCACATTGGTTCGGATATTCTTATCCTTGTTGATGAAGAAAGGGTAATGGAGTTCGATTATGAAGGACAGCATTTTTCGATTCTATTGAAGAAGGGATATCCCGAATACTTTACCAAAGAAGAACCATTTAAGGATATGGGGATTCGCAAGGTGGTGTATTTGCGATTTACAGACGATGATTTTGTAAGCAAACAAATACCTACGTTAATAAGAAAGGGGTAACATGAAAACATTAAGAGATTTAATGCCGTTCATATCTTATACGGCTGATTTACAGATTATGGAAACAGAAAGGGATTTCAAGAAATACGATTATGTCTTTCCCAAATGTGACATTATCAAAAGGAAAACCATTGAAGAACATTATCCCGAATTGCTCGATAGAGAGCTTTCCGACGGCATTCATGGAGAAGGAGTAAGGGACGGCGTATATATTCACTTATATAAGTAAGGGGGACACACATGAGAAGAAATAGTAACTCAAACGATGTAGATTTAGCTTTGAAATGGGTAAAAGGATTGACCGAAGATATGGGGGCATTGGAAAAGCTCGTTTCCGTTCCTAGTCCCGAAGATATAAGAAAGCTCTTTTTGATAGATGCTTCTACAACGCTTGAAGAATCAGCAGAGTTGATGAAGAAACATAAAGAGTTTTATAAATTAATGTGCCAAGCAAGAGAATTTGACAAGTCTGCATATACGGAAACCGTTAATGATTTGGACGCAATAAGTATGTTGCAAATATGGGCTAGAAATAAGCAGATATTTTCATTTGATGCGGATTTTCTTGCTGAATTGCTTAATACAGATACGCCAACATTTGAAAAGGATAGTTGGGATTACCTACCCTACAATCCGTTTTACGTTGATTTATCTGATAGCGAAGAGTTAAGTCAAAAAATAGGCAAGGGATTCTTTTTGTATATAGAAAAAACGGGAAACGATACGTTTATGCCCGAAATGCAAAACAGTTATTACGTTCATTTGTGCCGTGTAACTGATGAAATGTACTTTTGCGATATGTTTTCACGCAAGAATACAAGCGGTACGGTGGAAATTAATAAAGACGCAACCGTAGTCGTTCCCACTATGGCAATGGATAAAAAACACGGCGAAATGTTTTCGATAGAAGATATTAAAACGGGCGAAGCTACATTGAGTAGCGGTTTATATGATTTGTTGGTTATGCAAATTCTTACCTATTTATCAAGCCTTGAACCCGATATTAAGGAAAACAGTATTACAAAAAATACATACAGAAAGCCGAAAACAGATTCCAAGCCAAAGAATAAGTTTTCGGAAGTGCAAAAATGGAATGTCGGAGAATCGTTTGGCGTTTCTTATAGGAAATGGGAAAAGGAACGCTCTGCGTCCCATGGCGGTCATGGTGGCGGTAGTGGAGCAAGCGGAGTTAAGAAGCGTCCACATTCCCGTAAAGCCCATTGGTCGCATTATTGGTATGGAAGTGGCGACAACAAAGTGCGTCGCCCTAAGTGGATATCGGCAACCTTTGTTAATGCAAGTGATACGGAAATGAAAGTAACAGTAAATACAGTTAGTAAATAAGCAAAAGCTACCCTTTTTTTAGGGTGGCTTTTTTATTTTAATATGCAATTATGTGTTGACATTATCGTTACGCTATGTTATAATATATTTAGATGAAAGGAGCGTGCTTTAGTGAAAAGTTACTTAACAAATGCTGTATGTCCTAGATGCAATGGAAACTTAAATACGCAAGATTACAAGGGAGAATATCCATTAGTTTGCAAGGAATGTGACGAAGATATGTTTTTCTTTGAGAACAAACTATATGATAATTTGTCGGGTGCTTTGAAATTTGAGATATATGTATCGGGAAAAAACATGACCGTTGGCGACATTGAAAAATGCAAGGAAGTGTTGCCCGATGCAGAATATGAATATGATTTCAAGGAAAAGCAAGCAAAAATCATCTTTAACAATTACGAATATCTCTTAGAAGCGTCCGTTGGTATCATGCCTAAAATAAGAAAAGCGTGTCGCATCATAGAGCGGAATGGAGAGAAACAATAATGAGTTGGGAAGAAATTAAAAAGGATTTAATCAAAAGAAATTATAAATTTGATACTAACAATGTATTTGCTAGGATTTGGTGCGATACAGAAGAAGATGCAAAAGATATTCAATCATATTTAACAAGATTTTACTTTTATAAAGAAGTTGGGGAATATGGTTGGGAAAATGTGTATGATTATGATACCGACCATTCATTTACGGTTTGCGTAATCGGATTGGAAATGTAAAGAAAACAAAAGGAGATTCATTATGGCAAAGATAATCGCATTATTGCATTACAAAAAACCTTTAACCCAAGGTGCAGATTACGCTACTGTATCTGAAAGAGAATATCCCAAAAAGGATTTGTATAAATTCTACTCAAAGGATAATTTACCGCAAAAATATAGAAAAGTAATAGAAAGACCTTGCGATAAAGATGCAAATAATATTGAGAAATGGTATTTTGAGTAACCAAAACCGATTCCACATTTTATTTAAGAAAAGGAGATTAAGAAGAAATGGAAAGAGAAAATCATTTTTATATAGAAACATTTGACGAAGAAATCAATATGCGTGTTCAGTTTCATTATTGGACGGAAGCGGATAAGTTTTATTCAAGTACAGAATTGGAAAATGGCACAACGGCGTGGCAAGGAGAGATAAGCGAAGATTCGTTTGTAAGTGCATTAGAAACATTGCATAACGCATAAATGGTACACATCTGAAAGGAAATAGTATGGCGATAGCAACAGAAATGTATTGCGACGGGTGCGGAGCATTACGACATTATAGCGGTAGCGTAGGCAAAGTCCTTATGGAGCGAATGGCAAGGAAAGACGGTTGGCAAATTGGAAAATATCATCTTTGCCAAGAGTGTAAAGCCAAAGGCGTAAATTGCCTAAAAAAAGAAGGGTGGATAAAATAAAGTGTTCAATAAGGAGTGGATAAAAAACGTAAAAATAAAAGAAGATAGGGTAATTGCTAAACTATATGATAATACAAAAACATTTAAGGGTTCAGTTGTTATTCCTACGGCATATTACCCATTGTGTAACAATGAAATAAGAGTATTTCATGCTGATAATTGCAAGGAAATAACCGACGAAAAGATACTTTCCATATTGGATAAGGTAGAGTACAAGGTGGGGCATTGTTATACAAATAGCGAAGAATTATGTAGATTGTTAAAGGAAGCGGGATATGATGCGAAAACATATTCGGGGTGGTTCTTTATTTGTGAAAGCGAATATCCCGTACATCACGCATGGGTAGTAGTGGGCGACAGCGTAATAGATTTAACCGACGATTTTACAATGATGTGTTCGGATAGCGATAAATGGAGCGGTATTGGGTCAAAAGAAAAATGGGGTCAACAAATGGTTGATTTCTATAAGGAAATAAATGATAAGCAGATACCTAATAGCGTAAGAATAGCTCCCGTAGGCGTGCCGACAAGCTCGTTTTTATATGTAGGGTGCGAAAGCAATCCATTACAAGCAAAAATGCTGTGGAATGACTTAATGGCGACATATCCAAACCATACAACACGGCGACATAACTCAAAGGGGATAACCCCGACGCAACAATATGTAATGCAACGCTTATAATATGCCAAAATCCCTTGCATATCGTCGATTTGACGGCACTTAAAATGCAAGACGATAAAATATAGGGGTGGCGGTAAAAAGACGCTAAAAACGGCAAATAAAGGGGCGTGTTAGAAAAAATATTTTAACAAAATATGCAATTATGTGTTGACAAATGCGTTACAGTATGTTATTATATAATTAACAACCAACCAAATACAACTGAATAAAGGGAGATAACGGGAGCATGAGTGAGTACAAGTATGATTGTATAATGAGTTTATGCGAAAAGGAATGGAACGCTAGATTGGGGGAATCTGACGGTCTGTGGAATACTCAAACAGTTCAGACAAAAAACAAATTCTTTGAGAAGATGTGTCGTGAATTAGAGAGTGAAGAAAGGTGGAGAGTGTAACAACACTCTCCATACATTACAAATAGGGAGATAAGAAATGAAAGTTTTTCACTTAAAGGGTGCAAGTCAAGAAACCAAAAATGAATTTATGAATTATTTGGAGAAATGCCTTATATCTCAATGTATAGAACAGCATAGAGAAAAAGATATTACCGTTATAATGAAGGGTGGCGTAGAAAACTACGAAATACACCACGAAAACAACGATGATTATATTTCAATCCAATATAAGAATGGAGAAGTGTGGGAATACCGTGATGTTGATTTTGGTGCTGACGGCATGGAATATAAGCGTGTCAAATAGCAGAAAGGCAGAAGCATGAATATTAAAGAATTTAGCGTCGGACAGAATGTATATATTAGACTTTGCGGAAACGCAAGTAGGGGGAAAAGCGAAGATGCCCTTATCGAAGAATGGGAAATTGTTTCAGTTGGAAGAAAACTGATTAAGGCAAAACGCAAGGGTTGGACGGACGCTTGTGCGGTAACATTTGAAAAGAGAGAACACGGGTATAGCGATAAATTTGTCGAAAAGACGAATACTTGCGTCGATTTTATCTTGTATAGTAGTCGGAAAGAAATAGAAGATGAAATTGAGCGGGAGAGATTACTTTGCTCTATATCAAATTATTTTCGTGGCTACGGGGAGAAGAAAGTATCTCTTGAAAATCTTAGGCTGATAGCGGAAATGATTGGTGTATAGTATGAGTGCAAAAAGAAAACACGCACACAAACGGCAAGATATTTACAAAACGTCTTACGATGAACTCATTAAGAGTGCAAAAAGAAAACACAATGAAGAATTTTATATTTTCAAAACCATTGTGGGCGGTGTAGAGTGGTATAGTGAGTGTTCAGTAGATACAATGGGAAGTAGCATTGAGTATTGGAAGAAAATAAATGGTAAATGGCAGATAGTAAGCTGATAAAAAGGAGATTTACAATGAATAGGTTTAACGAATTTCATAAACAGCAGAATATTTGCATTGAATGTCACGGGCTTGGTTACAAGCGTATTAGTGAACCATATAATCGTTTTGGTCGTTGGTATGATGATTGCAAATCGAAAATAAAATGCAAAAAGTGTTGTGGTACGGGCAAACATATAAATTAAGATTTATGGAGAGATTAAAATGGCAAAAGGTGTAATTGTTCGTAGCGATTATAGCAATAATAACTCATTACAAATTATTCAAAAAGATGATGGCGATATTGTTATAAGAACCTATATTAGAGATGAACACGATAAAGGTATTGAAATAGCAACAAATCAAGGCGGTTCACGAATAAATCATAATACGGAAGTGATTAAACACTTTATGGCTATTATTGAGTTACTTAGTGACGGTACAGAAAGAGAAGATATTGTCCGTATATTGAAATAGATAAATTGAAGGAGATTTATAATAAAGCAATGGAAAATAATAGTTATTTGAATTGTAAAAAGGTAGATACTTCAATCAGTAGAGCAAAAAAAATGTTGATTGACAGAGCGAAAATAAACGGATTATATGAATGTTTCGGACAGAAGGAAGTCAGAGCAATCAAAGATAAGTTTGTTGATTTATGTGACTATTCAAAAGAAATGAACACAATCAGAAACAAGATAGAAAATTTCGATGAATGGTGCAAGACTTACACGGGACAAAATGAGATTTGAAATAGGAGCTTGCAAAATAGCGGGATATAAGTACCGACGGGACTAAGAAAAAAACAACTTCAAACGGTTTTAGATTTATTGAGAAAATACAGTAGAAGGGAGATTTTTGGAGATGAATATAGTAGAAATCGAATTTGATGAAAACCAAAATGTATATTTGCGTGTAAATCACGGAGAATGGATTGTTAAAAATTGGAGCGATTTAACAGAATATGAACGTATTTTGATACGCTCATTACAACCCGATTCAGATACGGAAATTGTATCGGTCAAAATGCCGTTTAAGAAATAAACGGTTATAAAGAAGGGGGATTGCACGATGAACGAAAGCCACAAATATAGCGAATCCGAAAGATGTGTCGTATATCAGAAATCAGACGGTGGAATGAAACTATCCATGACGTTTAATAAAGATACTAAGTCGGTAGACATCAATCTTATGATGTTTGTGCGAAATGATGAACCTATGCTCGAACCAATGGAAAGCGAATGGGTTAGATATTCTGCAAAATACGGACATTGGCAACAGATATTTCCTACTTTATCGGTAGAAGATATTGAATTTCTCTATATGAAATCAAGAGAATTGTTCGGTAATGACAAAAAATGATTGGAGATATGTTATATGACAGTAAGCATTATTGTTTCCGTTGTGGTTTCAGCAATATTGACAATGTTTGGAGATGTCGCCTTGAAATCGAAGGGTATTAAATTGCGGGGTATTGGATTATTTGGAATCTTTATACTTATGTTTGGAATAACATTTATATCAATAATTACAGCTTCTCATTATCTGAATGGCGTTAAGAGAGTGTAAAAAATAGTAAAATAAATTAAGAAATATAATAAATAAAAGGAGATTACCGATATGGCAAATTCAAATCTTAACATGAGAATTACAGAAGAAACAAAGGATTGCATTAAAAAGTTTGCGTCCGACAGAAATATGAACGTAACAGAGTATGTATTGTTTGCGTGCTACACAACTGAATCAATGGCAGAAACAGTTAAGTCTATTGCAAGCGATGTTAGCGAACTAAAAAACATGATTAAGCAGATGCAGAAATAGGGAAAAAGAAGAGCATATCAAGGGATATGCTCTTTTTTAATTACAAATTGAAAAATTGTGTTGACAAATATAACATCGTATGATACTATGAGCTTGTAAACGATGTAAGGTCGTTTAGTAATAAAGAGTTATCTCTTTATTCGATATTTGGTTGTGTTGAAAAGTCGTTGTGTCCCCCATAACGACTTTTTTCTTGTCTAAAATTGCATATACTCTCTTCTGCTATCGACACATATACTCTCTTCCACTCTTTCGTTGGCACTCACAAACTATCATATAGTTTGAAGGGTGCTTTTAATTTGCGTTGAATATGTCAAAACATCATGTAGTGTTGTAAAAATGCAAACACTACAAGGGGTTATAGTGTTTGCAAAATGCTAAACGTATTGACAAATGCGTTACAATGTGCTATAATATAATTACAACCAAATACAATTTAATAAGGGGGACAATGCCATGAACGCATTTATAAAAAATCCGTATTACGAATCAAAAATACGGTCGGAAAAAGCAAATATTGCTCATTACAAAAACCAAATTAAGCATCTCGAAAATCAAATTGAGCATCTTAAAGAAAAAGGCAAACCCACAAGAAGCCTTGAAGATGCTATTAATACCCTAAACAGAAATATGGAACATTCCAACATTATGATTTCTCGGTATCAGCGATTAAATATATAAACAAAAAAGCCCTATGCAAATTGCATAAGGCTTTTTCAATGAAGGCAATATGGAAAAAGATTATCTCTCTACATTGGGACGATTACGCTCTTTTGCGTCCATATTTCTGTACTCAATACACGCCTTTGCAATTTCGGCGTTACCAATATACTCTCCCACATCTTCTTTATTATTGATAAATAGGCTTTCAAATTTGCCGTTTTCATCTTTGTAATCGAAGTTTGTGGCTTTGATGAACTTATCTCCCTTTGCGGTCTTGCCAAATTCAACCATAACATTATCTTCGTGGCTACGAAGCTCTACTCTTTCGCCAAATTCGTCATTTCTGTATCTTGCGTAAGCATTATTTACAAGCTCTCCTTGACCGTTTACTACTTTTTCGCTTTCCGCATTGAAATTTTGATTTAAGGTAAACGCAAGTTTCTGTAATTCGCTAATAGCTTTATCGTCTTTCACTAACATACCCGATTCCATAACAAAATTAGCAATAGCCTTGGTTTCGGGAGATATCTTGTCTACGCTCTTGATATCATCAGCCTTGTAATAATTAGGCTTTGCCTTACCCGAATTGTCCTTTTCCCATTTTTTAACAACCATATTGGTAAGCTCAACACCGTTGCTGATATCATCTTTGGCAAATAGCGTAAGTGTTTCGTTAGCCTTATTATTATTAATAGAAATTTTAAGGCTATAAGCGTCACTTCCGTCCTTATGTGTTAATCTTTCTTCTCTCTGTGTTTCGCTATTAAAAACAATCGCATCGGCAACGGAAACAACCGCTTTGTTCTTATATTCTTTGCCTTCAAGCGTTACGCTGTTTGTGGTAAGATTGTTCTTTTCTAATGCGTCCATGAGTTCAAGGGCTTTCTCTAAAAGAACTTCACTAGCCGAAGCAACAAAAGTATCTTCTTCTGCTCTTTCTCTTGTGTCCTTATCAATATACGCAAGATATTCCTTTTTATCATTAGTTGATGTGTTTGTTGGTAAATGACCCCATGCCATAAATTTGTTCTCCTTTATATTATAATATAGTATGTTACATTAGCGGTCGCCATAATCCGCTTTTGGCTTTTCTTTGGTCTGTGTCTGCTCTTTGTTCAATTCAGCAACATGAGCATCATATATTCGGCTAGGGCGTACTTTACACTCTACGCTCTTTCCCCTAAAATTGCTTATTTCTAATTCGCCCAAAAAAGCAATTTCTCCCTTGGCGTTTGTAGGATAATTTGCATCATTAAAGCCCCAATCAACCGCCTTAAACTTTGTTACGCCTTTAAGCTGAATATCCTTCCAATTAGGATTATTCGCTTTTCTAGCATCTTTTTTCTTTTCATTTTCTACGCCAATAATTTCAACGGGGGGTATTTTAAGACCCGTTCCTAACGGTTCTAAATGCTCCATTTTGCTTAATGTTTCATCTGCTGAAATTTCCTTGGGGGACATTTTTAGCAAAACAAGCTCTTCTTTTCTTTTAAGATTAGATTTGTTTTCGTTAATAGCTTCAACGAAAAGGTCAAAATCGTCGGCAGATATTCCCGAAATACCAACAGCGTCGTGATGCCCGCCGTACTTGATATTCATACCGCCCACCGTATTATCTAAAAATAGCTTTAATGATTCATTTCCTACCGCATTACGACTACTTCCCGTAAATGTTTGTGTTTCTTCTTGGAGTGCCACGCATATTACAGCCTTATCGGTTGCATCTGTCAATTTACTTGCAACCAAACCCGCAAGAGCCGTTGGAGTATTATCGGGCAAACGATATACAAACACATTGCCTTCCGAATGACGTTCTCTTAAAGCGGTTTCGTAGAATGTTTCATCTTGCAATGTCGCTACAACCGCCTTACGCTCCGAATTAAGCGTACTTAGCTTGGAAAGCTCAATATATGCGTTAGCGTTGTTTGGATTGGCTGTAAGAGCGTTATACATTCTCATAGCACCATTTTCTCCCAATATGGCACTCATTCGGGAAGAACTATTAAGGAACGCACCTACATTAAAACCGATTTGCTTTGCCGTTACATCTTGTTCATTAATACCGCAAATACTCAATGTGTGACCTATGATAAAATCGAAATTCTCTTCGTGAGCATTATTGATAATATCAAGCCCCTTCTTAATTATTTCACGGTTACGGCTATTCATATCCATAACATTAACCATATCGCAAATAGTACCGATGCAAGCCATAGCACCCAATGTATTATTTAATACTTCTTCGGATAAAGATTCGATGCCTTGCTTTTCACACTCTCCACGCATACATTCAAACACACGATATGCCAAACCCGTTGCACAATATTGAGCATTAAGGCTATCGTCCGTGTGGAAGCAATGGGGATTTAGTAATAACGGGTCTTTTGAGAAGGCTTCTCTATCCGCTTCATTATTGATAAGGTGGTGGTCTATAATAATTGTGTCTTTGCCAAAAGTATTGCGGATATAATCTAATTCATTACTTCCCATATCAAGAACGATGTATTTTGCATCTTCTTCCGCTTCAATGTATTTAGGAACACCATACGACATACGACGGTCGTTGCAATGTACTTCTAAATCAATATTGGGATTAACCTTTCGCAAGGCTTTGTCAAGGATATATGCTGAACATATACCGTCTGCATCATAGTCTGTTAGAATACGAACCTTATTGTCGTTCTTCGCCAATGATAAAACATGGCTTGAAGTAGAGAGAATACTAATACTAGCTTCGGGAGCTTCTTGCATTTTACTCTCTTTATCTTCGACATCGGCGATGATTTCATCAAGCGTTACATATTTAATCTCTGCCATGATTTTCCTTCTCCTTCTTAGACTTTTCTGTGGTCTTATCTTCCTTTTTGTTGTTACGTTCATTGATAGCTTTGTCTACCAAATCAACGCTTTCTTCAAATAGTTTTACGCTGATTTTATAATCGGCTTGGTCTGCTCTATTGTTTCGCACGATAATTTTTCCCTTGTCTGCAACAAGACTAACATCTTTCTCGTTATCGTATTTATAGGCATATTGAGAAATGCCACCTTTTTCATCGAAATTAAAATAGGTTTTGTTGCCGTCGGGAGATACCGCACAAATATATGTGCTGTCGTCGTGAATTAGCTTAATATCCCAACCCGACGGGGCATTAGAATCCATGACACGCATAATCGCATCAATGCGTTTGATATGCTCGTCGTTTGCTTTTTTGAAACCACTAACGCCTTGTTCTTTCAGCATGGTCTTTACATCATCGTTAGTTAAGCCACAAACAGATAAATAGCGATTGGTAATATCTGATTTGATGATATCCCTAACGATGTATTGGCGGTCAAAATCTAATTCGCTATGGATTTTGCCGTCTTTACCGTTAGTCCAAATGCCGACGGTTTTTTTAGCTCCCGTACCTTTGGGATTTTTGGGGTCTGAATTGTCATATCCCGTATAAAGAGATGCAACGATTTTATTGTTACTCATTTTGAACTCAATCAAAGAGTTTTGTCGTTCATGGATAACACAATAGGTTTTATCATCTCTTAATACACCACTAATACCGTTTGCATCGGTTGTAATATTATATAAATCATTGACTTTTCCGATAAGCTCTTCCTTCTGTTTTTTTGTTTCCATAAGGTTTTGAATTTTATCTTGCGTTTCCTTATCATATTTTCCGTAATTTTCTAAGTCGGGGAAATGCTCCCGCAAAATTTCAAGCCTTATTGCATCAGCAACGGAATAAGATTCATCAAGTTTTACTTCACTTAATTTTAGGCGGGATATGCTGACATCTTCTTCGACGGGAACAAACCCGAATTGAACAAACCCGCCCGCCGATTGAGATTTAACCATATAATAATTATCGTCACTCTTAATATACAATTCTCCGTCTGCGTCGCTTTTGTATAGTGTAGCACTATCTGTATCAATTCCATAGCTTTTAATGGCTCTGTCATAGCTTGAAAAAACCTTTTCTCCTTCGCCCTTGGCTTGACTTTGAGCAAGGTCGTTTAATTCCTTTTCGATTTTGCCGATTTCCTTTTCGGCATCTTCAATAGAGATACTACCGATTTTACTTGCCAATTCCGATGTGGTATGAATTAAATTGTCAAGGATTACCGCCGTTGTTTCGCTATTGTTTTCTACATCATCAAGACTTTTCGCTATACGCTCTAATGCTTCATAACAAGGTCTGTGACGCAATGCCTTAATAATATCCATAAGCATTTCATATAGAGTTTTCTTTTTTTCTTGATTTTCAGCTTCTATTCCCGCATTTTCGGGGTTGGTGTTTTCGGTATTAGTATTATTAGTATTTTCTGTATTCTGTGCCATGATTATCTTCCTTTCGATGAATTTCTAAATTTACCCCAACCTTTTGTATTGTCCTTGGTGGAATCTTCAATGTTTGGCTCTACATTCTTAATAAACCATGAAGGTTTATATATTTGTCCGTCCTTGCCACAAAATTCAAGCCATTGCCTTATATTTTCTGTTCCATACATCATTGCTCCGTTATAGATAAGGAGCGGTTTGTCATCAACGGTATCACGATTACATACATAAATCTTGCCATTTGGTTCTGCTTTGGTAGAAAAACAAACAACGCTTCCTTCATAATGGATATTGGAAACATTTTCTCCAAATCCATTTTGCAACTCTCTTTTAATGGCGGTGTATATGCCATAAATGTTTTTCTTATTATTGTCATTTATAGCATATAGGGCTTTTGTTGCGTTATTACTTAAATAATCTTTGCTCTCGATGCCTTCTTGATAACAAAAATTATAAACATCTTTATAAATTTTGTCATAATCATAAGCCCCTTCTTTCTTTTCAAACAATAACGCCTTTCCTAATAATTCATCGGGATTGGTTAATTCCAAATGGGCGACGTTGTAAAAGCGATATCCACTCTTAATAAAGGGCTTTGTTTTATCTTTTGCGATTTCCTTATAGTTTGCATAATCATCGTCAAGCATAAATTCATGTCTATCGGTTAATCTTTTGCTGAAAACATCATAAGGAATGAATTTTTTAGGGGTTACGCTAATGTATTCTCCGTCGTGCAAATTACGCTCAAATTCTATCGGTTGTAAGTGCAAATAGTAATATTCGGGTTTTCCCTTTCCTTCAACAGCAAAAATGCTTTTTAACATACTTGCTTCATAATCCGATGCGGGTTTATACGAAGGATTATTTGCATTTTTGAGTACCGTATCATCAGTTATGAGCATTTTTTGTAAAACAAACAAAACATCTGTCGAATCAAATGGTTGGATTCCAACAATACATTGGCTTTTGTCGGCTTTGATTGTTTTGCTAGTTTTTTCAAGAAAGTCAAACATCATATCGGCTTTATCCTTTATTGATGCTTGCTTAAATGGAATTTCGCCCTTGTTAATCTCAACAACATTTCCGTTGCTATCAACCACTTTCATACTTTATCTCTCCCACATATCTTTTTTCTTAGGCTTGGTTTGGTCTGTATTGCTTCTATTGTTACGACTAGAACTATATTCTATAATTCGTGACTTTAATTGCTCAACCGTTTCCTTTTCCTTAATTGCAACCGTTAAATCCTTGCTCTCTTGTTCCAACATAGACATAACGCAAAGCAAATCAAATTGGCTTTGTGATAATTTGATTGGATTTTCGGGCGTGTTATATTTGCGATATGCCGTTTGTAATTTGAACGCTTCTTCAAATTTCTTTTTCGGCATAGAAGAAATTATGTCGTCTATGTTTTGACGATATTGCCCTATCAAATAACCATAATTATTAATAGTTTCATCGCATTTATTTATCAATATTTCCTTAACAAATTCTTTGTCTGTTTTCCACATTTCCGCAAGGCTATGTATTTGGAGATATTTGTCGCCAATCGAATACTCATACACGTTATCGTTTTCGTCAACGGCTTTAATATCATATAATAAGTTGCGGGTGGTAGTTGTCATTGCCCCGCTTAATCCTATGAGCTTACATTCTTGCGGGGTAAGCGGAAATACATCGGCATTTCTGCCTTGCTTTAAGTCGTTTCTTGCTTTTTGGACTTCCCTTAAATTGCTATACATATCCAATGGCAAATTATAATCATCAATCAGCATTTCGCACGCATTAGGCAAGGTGGTATTCATGTTTTCCATTACTACTGATATCGGTGTGAAGGATTTTCCACACGCAAAACAAGTACAAGTATTTGTATGCGGATATATATGAGCCGACGGTTTTTTGTCTTGGTGGCTTGGCGAAGGACAGCTTATGTTGCCCTTTTTGGAAGTATCAATATTTGCATACCGCCTTAAAACATCATCAATGGGTACGCTTTTATTGATAGCATCTAAATCGTATCGCAATGGAATATAATGGTCTTTTTTCATGGTCTTATTCTTTTACCTTTTGTTGTTTTGATTCGATTTCCTTTTGAGCATTTGACAAATAAGAATTTGCAATGTGCATTGTGTTACGCACACTCGAACTACTGTCTTTGGCAATGCCGTCAATCATAGCTTTTATCTGTTCGATTTGGTTTATCTTTGAACCGTTAGAAAGTGAAAGCTCATTACTTTCTGCGGTCAAGACGGAAAGCGTAGATACAAGAGCTTTCGACAATTCTTCCGTTTGGCGTTTTAATAAATCATTTTGTTCTCTTAAAGCATTGGTGTTTTCGGTCAAAGCTATTGTTTGCTTTGTGAGAACTGCAATTAACGACGAATAATCAACATTAGAATCGGCTACTTTATTTTCCTTGCTTTCAACAGCTTCGCTAATATGCTTAATAGGTGCTTCTCCCACTTGCTTAACATTTCCGTCGGTTACAACAATGGGTACGGTATCATTATGCTTATTAGAATAAAGCTCTCTTTCTCTTTCATTCAAGCTCCTTGTGCCATATTCGCTTCCGTTCATAATAGCTTGAACTTCGATGTCGGCAAGCAATTCGGCTTGGGTGGGAATTTCAAAATATGTATCATCGTCAAGAGCGGGAGCAACATCGGCGGGAGCAACATCGGCATTGTTTAATACATCTCCGCTTACGATGCCCGCCACAAAATCATTTAATGAAACATTTTCTTGCGTCGGGGACACTTCTAACGATTTAGCTGAATGTTCCTTTTCATCATCTTTTTGAGCGGATATTTCTATGCCATGAATACGCTCTCTTGCATCTTGATAAATAGAATCAACAATAGATGCCATGGCAAAACATTTGTCGATAGTATGTTTATTAAATACTTCAAGACCGTTATTTTCAGCAATACACTCTAAGCTGAATTTGAAATTAGAACCGTCAATAGAATCAAGGTCAATTACCCTATTAGGTAAATCATTGCTCATTCGTTCATAGGTATACTCTTTGACAACTTGTGCGAAGTCTATATAAGGTGCGTTACAAACGCCCAAATTGCCGATTTTAGACATGGAATTTTGAGTAAAGGATAAATCACTATTCCTTGCTTTTCCGTTGCTAATTAAGGCGTATTCGTCCGTAGAATACTGTTTGAAAAAGCGGTTAATCATATCGACAGCTTCATCGGGACTTAAAACACCACCTTCCGATGATGATATTCCTTTCATATAATCATCAAGATTGATTCCCGTATAGGTAAAGGCATCGAAAGAACCCTTTTCTTTGTTTTGAATTGCTTTATTAATGGAATTGCGGTCGGCGTTGATATCCATAGACATAACGCAAACGCCTTCCAAACTTTCTTTGCCTAATTCATAGACCGTAGCCGTAAGCTGAATGGGGTAATCATTAGCGGTAAATCCCGTTGTTGCGGATTGCATTATGATAATACCCTTTTTATCGCTCTTACCTTCTAAAACATCATATAATTCATTTAAGTCGCACGGATAATCTCTGTCTATAACATCGTGAGATATAACATTACTACTCAAAAGGGTTGTGAATTTACCTTCAAAATCGCTTTCAAGGTATTTTTCCTTTCCTTTTCGCACCATGCTTTCATACTGTTCTTTATTATTTTCATTGTAGAAAACAACAGTATCATTATATAACCACTTGTTTTCACGCCCGTAATGAATCATAAAATTAGCCATTGATTCGGTACGCTTATCCGTCCCCATGATTTTTTCGGCAGATGCGATTTCTTTGTGATTTACATAGTGATTGAGGACATCTAATGTAGCGGTTCGTGATTCTATGCCCTTTTTATTGAAATACTCCTTTGTCAAAGTGGTTTGGTCGATAATTCTTTCATCTTCGTCAAGAGCTTTGAGCATATCAGCACAACCGATTTTATCCATATAGGAAATACAAAACTTAGTTCCGTTTGCAATGTAAACAGTATCTTTATCAAAACCTTCCATAAAGCGTGTAAATTTAGCCTTAAATTCATCGACACTTAAAACATTGTCGCCATTTATATATGCGGTTGCGTCAATACCGCCGTTTTGGAATACATCGTATTTATCCTTATTGGCAATGGCGTGTTGTAATCCTTCGTCGGTGCATTTTACAAGCTCGTCAAATACAAGAGCTTGTTTATATGCTCCTACTTCTTTGTCGTATTCATATTCTTTTACACATACTCTTGTGGGCGAATGTGCATCACAAGCAGAATTATCAATACCCGTTGTGCTAACTACCATAAATACAAAATTGTTACGCTCATTAATTGCGTTTTCCATTTCCATTAAATAGGGGTATGCCTTAAACGAACCTTTCATATTATCCTACCTTTCTACTGTGTTTTTAACTTTTCCTTTTGCTTTTTCGTCAACACCGATTGCTTCACGATTAAAGTGCCAATCATCAGTTAAATTTATAAATCTTTCGGGGATATCCCACAAAGCATCTTCTATAATCCCCATACGACTTGACGCTGATTTGTTTTTGGGTTCAAGGTGGAATACTTTTTCGCCCATTCCCTTTTCGCCAATCTTTTTATAATAAAAATCTTCTTTTTCCTTTTCGCCGAATTTGACGGTTAATGTTCCTTCATCATTGGAATAGCTTAAATATTTGACATCATTATTGTCCTTGTAAAAAACTGTCAAATCGGGATTTCTTGATTTTTCATTTTGGAAAATATTATATAATTTGTTCATCTCTATACTCCTTGTAAATAAAATAAGGGCAATCCCTTGTAGAAGGAACGCCCTTTATATAGCATATAATAATATGAATAAAAATCATATCAAATAAGACAAATACTATATAACGGACTATCCTTCAAAGCAATACACGCATATTGCCCGATAACAGAAGGGAATTACCGTATCTGATTACCTTATATTATAACAAAATTAAACAAAATAGTCAACATTTATCGGTCAATGTCAACATCTGCTTTATATGACCCTTTCCCCTTGGGAATTGGTTTTCCCGCATTGCCAAAAGCAATGTCTTTTCCCCCAAAAGCAAGGCTTTGGGTTATGTACTTGAAGTTTTCATCTTCCGTCAATACCTTTCGGGCATATTCGCTATCAATTCGATTATTAAAAATGATAGGATTCGATTGGGGAGAAACGGTTTCCTTTTCTCTTTTATAGAATATATCCATTCGATTCCCAAATTCATCAAACGTGATAGATACTTGCCCCCCATTGCAAAACAAGTTAATTGAATTATTAAACTTATTATAAGCTACAATAACATCATCGGGTACGGCATTTGCGTATTCATCAACCCGCTTTTCCATTTTCAAAGCAAGGGCATCGGAATACTCGGTTGTATAACAAAATGTTTTGTTTGGCACTTCTGTTATGCCAATATCATCTAAGCTAAATTCTTTGTTGCCTAAATAAGAATCTACACCGTTGTAGTCGTACTCGACCTTTTTGGCACGATTTAATTCAAGCCCAACCGTTGCAATTAAGTCATTAAATGAGTTTTTTGCAAGAATATTTAGATAATCGCTATTATCAATATAAGCAAAGCCATTTGACGCATCTCTTATATCATATACTTGCGATACTTTACCCGTGTTGTCTTTGTAATAGGCATTAATTAAGCCCATTTCATAATCGTAATTAAGAATCATTCGGCTATCATGGTTGTCCGAAAATATCATGGCTTGATTTAGGGCGGGCAAAAATGTAACATTTTCATTTGCATAATAATTAGCAACGGTCTTAATTCGCTCCGATATATCTGTTGATTTTATTATGCTTTCATTTTTGGCTATTCTCTCTTTGACCCTTTCCGCTTCCTTGTTGAATAATTCATCTACAAGGCTAATCGCCTTTGGGATATCTCCAATACCAAATACCGCCATTCCAACGGTTTCAAAATTACTTTTTAATTCTTTGATAGAATACGGGTTTTTATCGTCTTTAATAAGGGCTTTGTATTTATCATTATTGCGTACCATTTCTTCAACCGTAAAATAAGATTTGGGTTCATTGGTTATGCAATCAATAGATATTACGGCGGGAAAACCTTTTTGATTTCGCATTACATTATTCAATTCGTAATTGGGATTAAACAATATAATATCATTGGTTTTCTCATTTTTCAGCAAACGGTATTCGTCGGCATTAGGAGATTTTGCGATGCTTTCCATGATTAACTTAAATTCAGCTCTCTTTCTTTCGATATTAGAGAGATTTTCAGTAAGCGAATCTATGGCTTTTTGGGCGTTATCCTTGTTCTCACTTAACAACGCAAGCTCCAACGCATAATCAGCTCTTGCCAACACGGGAATTATCTCACGAAGATTGTTGTCGTTATACTCACTTGGATTAGCATATTCGTCTTTTTTAGAATCAACAAAATCAGCTACTTCTTCGGCATTGATTTCTTCTTCTATTGGTTCACTTTCTATATTTCGTAATCGTTCCGATAATTTATCACATAAATCGGCTACTTTTCTTCTGAAATAAGACATTTTGCATCTCCCTTCTACTATCTGTCTATATCACTCATTTTCTTTTTGGGCTTGGAAGTGTTCTGTTTGTCTTTTCCCATTTCTTCCTTTTCAAAGAATTTATCAAACTCTTTGTTGAACTCCTTAGAAAATGCGTCAGCTCGGCTAAATGCGGTTTCAAAAATCGTGTTTTTGCCGATACGGAACGCATCGGTTTGGATATTGTTCATAGTGTGGCTTATTTCTAATGCTAATTTTTCTTCACATTCTATTCCTATATGCTTACATACCATGTAGGCTGACATTGCAACTTCTAACTTGTGCATATCGCTATCGGACGGTATTCGGCTTTTAATACCCGTTATGATAGCGGGGTTTTCGGAAAACAATTTATCGGCGTAACCATGAACCGCTTGATATAATCTTTCTTGCTCGGATATATTTTTGTCGTCGGGAACAACAAAAGGGTAAGAAACGATATAACCGCCTTCATTAGTATTGAAGTTTATTTGATTCATTGCGGTTGAAATTTCATTGAAATTCTCTGCATTATCTTTAAGTGGCTTGTTTAACTTCAATAAATGTTCGATTTCTTCTCCTTTTTCATTTAAGGCGAATGTCTGTTTTATGTCGAATACGGGAGTATCAACAAATCCCGATAATACTTGAACTTCTCCCTTATGAGCTATTTGGTCTAAGAGCTTATCTTTTTCATCATCAGTTAAGTGGTTACGCTCAACATATTTATTTACTGAATCTTCATTAGAAAGAATTGTAAAGACGGGAGCAAATATATGAATAGCACTCTCTCCCTTACTTACTTGCCTATCAAGAGCTTTCCATGCTTTATAACCCTTAACCGCTTCGGCATCGGGGGCTTGGGCGTAAACAAGACCAATGTTATTGCAACTGTATCGCTCAAAATTATCCTTTATATCTAAAAACTTTTGATAGTCTGCTCCTTCAATAGTTGCTTTAACAGCATCACTAGCTTTTTGTGACAGAACTTCGGTAGACTTTGAAACATCTACATTGCCTTGCGATATTACGGGGATTCCGTATTTATCTTCAATAGCCCCCTTTATTGTACCGTCGTAAAAATCCATTCCGCAAGCAATATCAAACGGTATATGAACGACAATACTGTTTGAAATATCATATAAATTACTCATGTATTTATTGGCGGTTTCTTTTATATGTTGCTCAAAGCGGGCGGGGTCGTATTCTTCGATATAATCGCCAATGTATTCGGAATAATCCATGATATCTCCGTTAGCAAGCATTTCTTCACGCTCTGCCAATTCTTCTTGTTGATTAGCAAGGTACATTTCCTTAACATCATCTTTTGCCATAGATAAGGCTTGGGTGTAATTAATATCTGCGGGAAAATCAAATTTTACGCCCTTGCAAGTAAAAGGCACTCCTTCTTCTCTAAATTTCTTTATTTGATTATCTGTATAACCGCTAAAATCCATAACAAACTCCTTCCTAATCTCTTTCGATATGCTTTTTTGATTTTTCTTTTTCATCGGGCAATTTAGAAGCAACAAGATATCCCGACATTATCTTTTCCGCATTACGCATTATTGATTTCCATTCATCTTCCGACTTTGCAAAAACTTTTTTCATTTCTCTGCACATAAAACGGGAATCATCTCTTGTGAAAGCTCCAATTTCAACGGGCATATATTCACATATTGTATCATTGTGATTAACTACGGAAAAAGTAATGCTGTCACGTTTGATATTGTAATCCATATATATTTTTTTAGCGTCAATATGGCACATATCTAAATTATCATATAATACACGCCCCCATGATTCTTTGCGTAGGTCGAATTTGGAAAGGTCAAGCTCTGCTCTAACACCTTCGGGGATTCTAATAAGTTCGTCCATGCCCTTTGACATAGTATTGATTAAACTCTTCCTATCAACACTAAACGTCATGTCTTTTGTGTGGGCGGTCATTTCAAGTAAATATTTGATAGTACATTGGCTTTGGTCGTAAATAACGTATTCATCATTTTTTAGTCCCGTTCTGTGTTTGTCGGCATATACCGATAAACAACCACTCGGCAAACTGTTCTTATTGAAGGAGCGGGACAATGATGAAACGGGTTTATACGTTTCTCCTAAAGCAACGGAATAAACCGCCATGTACCCACTATCACGTTGTCCGTCGTTCCATACCGCACCTTTTACGTCCATATAATTGAGTGATTTACGACTATCGGGAGCAAAGTAAAGTCCGTTGCCAAACATCTTTCCCGTAATTTTTGCATCGGGATTAAGCGAAAGACCGCTCTTCATTATAGACAACCAATTCTCAACCTTGCTACCATGGTAAAATAACCGACAATCTCTATGGGATAAATTATGTGCTTTTTTGAAATCTTCATAAGCAGAGCGTGTTTTTTCATTCTCAACCGCAAATCCTTTAATATATCTGCTTTCAACTTCTCTACCGTCGTAATCTCTTCCTAAATGAGATGTGATTTCATCTTCTTCTTTATAAGTAACGGGACGAACAGACAAACCGTATGCTTCCAATAATGTTTTATCTTGGTCTACTGATGCCGTAATCTGCGGAGCAATTTGACCCTTGACATTATCAATCATGTCTTGTTCTCTTTTTATAATTTTTGTAAAGTCAAGCGATGATTTAGCGGTATAATCGTCCACATTTTTCATTTTACGGGGAATGTCGGTAAATATTTCCACTAATTTTTCGTTGAAACGCCACAATGCCACATTAGGCATATTATTAACCATGTCAATCAATTCATTAAGGTCGTTTTGAGCTTCATCAACCATTTTCTGTGTAATATCAGATGATTGAATCGTATAATTTGCCTTCATAAATTCTCTTGCTGATTTGGCAAGCATCTCAATAAGAGCATTTACTTCTTCGTGTTCTATTTTTTTGTAATCCAAATCAGTATTGTGATTCGTAACAACTTGGCTTGAATGTAATGCGGTTACGTCGTTATACCCCTTGTTTTCCTTTGAGCGTAATAATTCATAAAAATCTTTTTCTCCCCTTGAGTAATGGTGGAACGATGCCCTACCGCCAACTCTTCCGAAATTAACATCAATACTGTTATCATCATTTTGGGTAATTTCATAGTATTTATTACTATTGGCAAGCGGGTCAACATATACTAAATACGCATAATTCTTCATAACAATCTCCCTAGTCTACTAAGTCGCATGGAACAAGGATTATATCTTCTCCGTTGTATATCTTTGCGTACATGATGCCGTCAACAATCATTTCTTCCAACGTATAAATAACTCTGTCGTATTCATCAGTTTCTTTGCGGATAAAACGAATAAAGTCCAATTCGTTGCCATTGTCGCTTTGAAAAAACGCTCTCCAATCTATATGCTTTGCAAGCGGGTGGCGGGCGTAGGTTTTTTGAATTTCTAATCTTTTTTCTGCGGATAGTGAATTGATATATTCATAATTAGTCATGTTGGTTATCCCCTTTCTATATTGTTCTTGTTGTGACGCTCGTTTATTGTTTTAGCATTGCCTTTATCTATTATTTCTTTGACAGCATCGCTTGTAACAACAAAAGAACGTCCTTCGGATTCGGCTTTTAGAGCTTGCTCATATATGTTTTGGGCTTTCTCCATGTATTTTTTGTGCCATAATGGAGATTGCTCTTTCATGCAATCAAGCATTATTTTCTCTATCATTTCATTGCTTATATTGTAAAGCGGATTTTCTATAACTGTTTTGTCATACATATTGGCATTAGCGGTTAATCTCTTTAAGTCGTCCGAACTATCGTAATACCATTTTTCGTTTTCGGAAACGTGGGTATACGCTAAATATTTATGGGTGTTTGTATGCGTTGGAATATCGGAAATACCGTTTACAATTAAAACGGGCATATTTTCTAAAACATAAGGAAGAATAGTTGGATATGAATTATCTAATATTTTATTAAATTCTTCCATATAATTTTCAAAATCTATTTCGGGCTTATATCCAATATCATCAAGCCATACCTTCAAGGTATCAGCTTCAATAATTAAATCCTTCATTGTGTCGGGATATCGGGCGTTATATCCAAATCCGCTACAACACTCTATTCCGTAATCCGAAACAGCTTGCATCACAATAATTTCAGCATCTTTACTGTCATACGGATTAAGGTCGTGATAATTAAATTTTGTGGCATCTACCGAACCCATATATGCGTATAACGTACTTCCTTCTTTGTCTACATGAAAAATATCATATATTGTGGCTAAAAATGGAGATTCGGAACACTCTTTATCATCAAATGCTTTTCGCATTAGAGTACCGCCATTCTCGGCAATATTATTATTGCCGTAGTTTACCCATTCCATTATCTTTCAACTTCCTTCCGCTTTGGCTCTTTTGTCTTGCTTTTTTCTTTATCTAAAGCTCCTAATTCTTTGGCAACGGTTAAAATGTTCTTTATTGTGTTATAACCTATGTTATCGCTTGAAAATCCCGCTCCGTCGCCTACTCTTTGAATATTGTTTCGCATTGCAAATTCCCACGCAAAGCTATCTATAACATCATGCCTTGCATCTCCGTAATTATCTTTGAAGCGATTTATAATGCCAATGGCATTTTGAGTAATAAGATTAGAATATTGAACATCATTCAAATCATAACATTCTTGCTGATATTTTAAGGTGTAATCCTTAATACATTTACATTCGGACAAGGCAGATAATACCTTTTCACAATCTTCATCTTTTAGATATCCCGTAAATTCCATTGGGTGTAAATACAAATACGTTTTATCGAATTTATAACCTTTAGATAATTCAGCACAACTACCCGAATTATCATTTGGTTCGTTTACGGTAAATCCGTAGGAACGCAATTTATTATGTACTTCCGTGTGGAAAGCATTGGCTTGTTGTCTATTCCACCCCGTTCCCATTTGATAATCGCCGTGAATACCTATATATACTCTTTTATATTCAGACGGTTGAAGGATAACATCGGGTCTTATTTCCATATTCCAATCAAACGGTTCTGTTCCTTTTACACTATATACGCTCATTTCTATTATTTTCCTTTCTTATGTTCTTTGTGGCAATAGAAACACACTCTTCTACTTTCTTAATAGATACTTCCATGGTTTTATCCCAATTTTCTCTTTGCATTTCGGCTGAATATCCTTCAATACAAAACATTTTTGAATCTACGGAATTAATCGAATTGATAGCTTTTATAGGTGTTCCTTTCCACTTTTCAAGGTTTACCTTATAATCATCAATCAGCACGGATATTTCCGCATTTCCTTTTATGAAGTTATTTTTATCTGCTCCTAACGGGGAAAAAAATATGTTTTTTTTGTCTATAAAAGGACAGTTATTATCTAGCCATTCCCATTTATCCCTTATCGTATCTTTTTCAGCAGAACTAATAACGCATACATCATATCCTTTTACACATAGATTTCTCGCAAGCTCTATCATAAATTCGTGTGGCTCTATATCTTTGAAATAATGGTAATGCGGGTCAAGCACTTGGTCGGGATATGCAAACCCCCTTGTGTTTTGATACCAATATCCCAATGTTCCGTCAATGTCAAAGTATATCGACGGTTTATTTGAGCAAGGAACATTAGTCGTAGCCAAATTAGCCCATTGTTCCTTGTCGTACTTCAAATATGCCTTTAATTCGGGAGCGTCCTTACTAGACCATACCACTTCATCATCTATATTTCTCTTTATCTCTGCAAGAGCGACGAATGTTCCGTACTTATCTGCATACAAATCCGTTTCATTTAATGCTGATTGAAGATTATTATGTGGTTTCTGCATTTTGTCGCCGTTTTGATTTGTGTATTCTACATAATACATAAATAATCACACTCCTTTGTATGAATATAAGGCTTAAAAGTATATCAAGTTAGAGTATTAAGCCTTTCACACTCAAATTTGCCTTTCCATGTGATTTTTGCGATTTATTATAACACATGGATATTTGCGTTTATTTATTAAATTACATTATAATTTTGCGTTTTATACATATTAAAATATACATTATAATACATACTAAAATGCAAATTAAATTTGCGTTTTATCGCCATGCAACGCATGGCACACTATTATAAAAAGATATCTCACGAAATAATAATGCAAAAAGAGCTTTGTTTTTATCTTAATCATATAACTTGATATACTTTTAAGACATACTTATCTTTCATAATCACGCCTTGACTTGCTCTTTGATGTAGTTTTGGTCTGATTTCCTTGCTTTTCTGTATTTTCTTCTGCTTCTTTTTCTTCGTAGGTTTTTACGCCCCGCTCTTTTTCAAGGCTTCCTATATCATCAAACATTTCGTATTGAATAAGATTTCCTACTTTTGTTTTATCTATTGTTGTTTCTTTTGGAGCTTCATTATGAACAATCTCATTATTGTTCTTAACCATAGAATTAAATTGTCGTTCCATATCGGGATTATCTCTTAATGCTTCCATGGTTGCATTGGTAGCCATAACATATCCGTCATTGCTTTCTGTTATTTCAAGGCTTAATGGCTTGGTTTCCACTATATCAATTTTAATAAGTTCATTTTCATCTTTAGCCTTAAAATATGCGTCAATCGTCTGTTCTCGAATGGAAAGAGATGAATTTATATCAATTCCTACATCTTCCATTAATGCAGATACAGCATTAAGAGATTCCTTTACATCATTTATTGATATGCCGTCACGCATTGCATTGTGGAGAGCTTCATTTAATGTTTTGCTTTCAAGCATGGTTTCTATGGATTGCAAAACGATATCATCTCTAAAATCACGGCTCATTATACTTAAATTAGCATTAAATCCTTCTGCTAAAACATATCGCATCGTTTTATCATCTAAATTATTAGATAGTATAGCCAAATTGTCACAATAAGCATCTTTGCCTATTAACGATTCAATTTCGTCGCCCACCCTATTGGTTGATGCGGTAATAAATTCCAAAGCATTGCCAACAGAATTAAAAAATGATTTAGTTTCCATGTAATCACGCATGGATTCAAAACAATCTCTTTCTTCTACTTCTTTTTCTTGAATAGAACGGTTGATTTCAATTTCTCTTTCCTTGTATCTTTCGATTGCTTCTTGGATTTCTATTTCGCTTTCCAATATTTTATTCATAAGACATCTCCTTTTTGTTTTTCTTATTGTGAGCATTTAATAAAGCAATACATTCCGCATATACGCCGTCGGTTATAAATTTGCCATATTCTTTTGATAATTTGGCACTAAAACGGGTATCTATTGATACGGTCGAATTTCTTTCTCGGCTTGTCAAATCGACGGTGCATATATCCGCAGATAAAGATTCGTTAGTATTTGTTCTTTTCAAATTCATTTCAATAGATATTTCATCTACGATAAAACTATCATATAAAACGATATTTCCATTTTTGAATCCTACATTATAATCCGTACTTTCCATTAAAAATTTTAATACTTCCAATTTGAAATCATCAGCATTTTCTATATATCCAAAAGCTGATATGTCGCCACCTAAAGATGCTATTTTTAAGGGATTAGTTTTTGAGCTTTTCATAATTACAGATAATAAATCGTCAGCTCCTTTTAATATTTGTGGCGGGTTATATTTATCTGCAAAGCTCAACGGAAATAATTTGCAAAAATCCATAAAGCATTTTTGACATTCTTCAATTATATATTTGGGACATTTTCCTTCAACCAAATAAGAAGTGGGGCGTTCAAATCCTATCTTTTTTTCCAACTCCATATTTAAGGAACTATAAGAACAATAGAAATGAGTGTCTATTTCCAATATGCTACCCTTGCTTTTACTAAGGGAAATATCGTGAACTCCACCCAACTTTATATCAGACATTACCATTCTTTGTAAATGTGGTATCATTTTATTTTCAATATGAGCTTCTATTTCAGCTATCAAGGCACTTGTATTAGCCTTTTCCAATACATTTCCTTCAAAAAATTCATTAGCCATACAAGCCTTATAATATTTTTCAAGGTATTCCTTTATGATTTTAACTGAAATGTTTTTATGTCTGTCGTTATACATATAATTTTCCTTTCTGATAATAAAATAAGCGGGGTTTTATATATAAATATATAGAACGCCCGCTAAATGCCTAAAATAATCGCTATGACGGACTTTCCAATCAATAAGGTTCTACCGTTTCTAAAAGCCTTCAAGATGCACCAACGCATCGACTTTTTAGAAAGTATAGCAATTATTATATAAAATGTCAATATTTAGAAAGACAATAGGTTGAATTTGGTTAGTATTCCCAATAGCAATACAAGAACTACATTAAGGCGTGTGAATGATATCGCTTGTTTACTACCCGATAATATGTTTCCAAAATGAATGTTTTTGTTTTTTATCAAAGACGGTATTCCCGTCGGATTGAATAAATCTAAATATATATGAGAAATGCAACCTATAAAAAACCCTACAAGAGTAGGAAAGCAAAAATATGATAATAATAAGCCTATTGAATAAGCGAAAATATCGTGAAATAATCCCCTATGATATTTACCGCCCTTTCCGAATTTCTTTCCTATTTTGTCTATATATCGGCTTAAAGGATATGATAATCGCCCCATAAACGATTTGGGATTATCAATATCGGGAAATATTCCACCTATCAAACACCCTTCAATCAAAAGTGTTGCGGTTGCTCCGCTATATTCTATGTTAGGAAACGCACCCGATAAACTATCCATGTTTAAGGCAAGCATCGCTCCGATTGCTAACCCTAACGTACAATGACAATTTCCGTTCATTTCTTCTCCTTATGTAATATATATTATAATATATATTGTATATATTATAATGCACATTTAATCATTCACATATTTTTCAAGAAAGTCGGCTATTAATTCCGATAAGCTAATTCGATTATCATAAGCCTTTTTATATGCTTTTTCATATATGCTTGGAAGAATAGTAAACGAATACCTTTTCTTTGTTTCCCTATTAGTTTTCGGTCTACCACGCCTTACCTTGTCCTTTTTAGGCTTTTTTTCCTTTTCGGGAGCGGAAATAATTGCCTTTTCGACAACATCAACCTTTTTCACATCTTTTTCTTCGGTTGGGGAATCCTTTTCGCCTACTTCTACTACCTTTCGTGATATAATTGAGCCAACGGGACTTCTTCTTATTGTTCCATTTTCACGGTCTGCAAGACCACTACCTTTTTGTGCCATAAACTACTCCTTCCTATTCCCCATAATTTTCATTAATGAAATTCGCAATTTTCACATATTCCATTGCAACATCACTATTGGGGTTAAATTCAACAACGGGAACGCCGTCATAAACGCCCTTGTCGGTATCGTTCTTCAAGTTACAAACACCTAGAACTTTATAATTCTTCATCATCGCTTCTAAAATCTCTTTTTGCTTATTGGTTCTTTGATATTTAGTCGCTATATATCCGTATATTTCTAAATCGGGATTAGTAAGCTCCTTTATGTCTGCAATGCTATTATTTAACAATTCGATTCCCCTATAACTGAAATATTGGGTTTCAGAAGGAATAATAACGCCGTCCGCACAAGTCAAAGCATTAACCGTGAGCGTACCCAAATTTGGCGGGCAATCAATCATAATATAATCATATACGCTCTTTAATGGCTCAATGGCTCTTTTCAATATGTATTCACGGCTTGTTCGGGATATTAAGTTAAGCTCTTCTGTCGCAAGGTCTATTGTCGATACAGCAATGTGCAAATTGCTGTTAATTTCATATACGCAATCAGCAATAGAAGCACTCCTATTGACTACGTTAGCCATGCTCTTTTCTAAATCGTATGGCTCTATTCCGACCGCTATTGTAAGACTTGCTTGCGGGTCTAAATCAATCATTAAGACCTTCTTTCCTATATTAGCCAAAGCCATGCCAATATTGTAAGTCGAAGTGGTTTTTGCTACTCCACCTTTTTGATTTGAAAATGCTATTACTTTCATAAGTTTTGTTCACTCCTTTTTAATAAGATATGTATTATTATATATACTGTAAATACTAATTGTCAATATCTTTAATTAAAATAAATACAATAAATACTATAATTAAATAAAAAAGATGCTTGCCGTAAGGCAAACACCTTTAATCCTTTATAACATATAACAATATTCTATTTCCCAACCCTTATCTCCACCATGTTCCGCTTTCAAATACCGTTCTATACGCACACACGGGTCGCTCTTATCAAGAGAAGTAGCAAATATGGAATATCCCCCCATTCCCGCAATCCATGCCTTATTGTTATTTGAAACTTCATAACTTCTCGATTCAAGGGGATATTGAACATCAAAACTATCTTCCTTTATAACAATAACACCCTTTATCACATCATCTCCGTAGCATATATGTTTTTCATTTTCTTTTCTTAATTTATTTCTTTCATCAATCATGTCGTTATGCTCTCTCATAGCACCACATAGCTCGGCGTAAGAAATTTTATTAATTCCGTCGGGGGAATCTTTATAAACAAAAGGAAGTATGAAAACACCGTAGCACGTTTCTTCAATTTGTGCCTTCATTTCATGCTCTTTAAGAAAATCCTTTAATTTACTTACATAATCATCAGTTAAAGATAGTTCAACGTATTTATCGCATAAAGATACTTTGAAACAATCCCTTTCCTTGTATTTATCGAATACGCTAGGTAGCAACTTAACATTACTTCCTTCCGATTCTACAATATTGTTAAATTCATTAATCAATTCTTTAATGTTTGGTTGTGTTTTCATAATTAATCTCCTTTGAATTATTTATAATCCTATTATATCACAACGTAACGCATTTGTCAATACATAGATATACAGTATATATAGTATATATTAATATATATATTATATATACTATATTATAGTGCTGTTTAGTAGAGTCTTTATGTGAGCGGGCATCTATCTTTCTATCAAAAAAACATATAAATAATTTAATATAATTAAGTATTATATAATGTAATTATATATATCTTTATTAAGGGGGGCGAAAAATGTCGCAAAATAGCGGGTTGTGGGATTTTTTGGTAATAATATAATTCCTAACGGTCATAATAAGATTCCCGAAGGTCATAATGAAAATCCAAAAGGTTATAATAAAATTCCAAAAGGTTATAATAAAATTCCAAAAGGTCATAATAAAATTCCA